ATTTTGATCCTGATCATGTTGTCACCATTGAGCAAATCCCCGAATACGAAGGATATCTAGTTACTGATGGGGTGGATGATAAAGCGGTTAGTAAACCGTTTAAATTTGGCGAAAATTTTACTGTTATATTAGATTTTAAATTCCCCGTTAAAAAGATATCTTATTGTGGTTTTGACTTATCATCAAAGGTTAGAATCCGAAATCTTCAAGATAGTGGTGTGTATGTCGTATTAAAGGGAAATAGAGCCTTGATACCATCAAATGTAGTGAGAGCCGTAACTTCAGAGGGTAAAGTATATGATGAAAATTGGAATGAATACAATATTGTGCCTGGCAATATATCATCAAATTATACAATGGTAAATTTAGGCTTTGATGGAAGTATTCAATTTGCTGAGTCGGCAACTAAATTAGCTGGAATTTATAGTAGTACTTTATCCAAAGACGAATGTATCAAAGCCTACAACTACCTCCAAACCCTAAAAGCAAAATAATATGAGATTGGTTGAAAAGCATATTGTTAAAGATAACAGATTTGAAGATATTTGTCTCAAATCAGGATTGCTCTATAATTATGTTTTGTATAATGTACGTCAAGGAATCTTCAATGAAGAGTATCTGAAAGAATATGAATTTTCAACCAAACTTTGTAAAGAAAATCAATTTGATTTTAGAAATCTTCCATCAGCAATTTCCCAGCAAGTAGTTGCGCAGGTATTTTCAAATATAAAAGGATGGATAAAATCGAAAAAGGAATTTGAAAAGAATCCATCTAAGTTTCACTCGAAACCGAAATTACCTAATTATAAGAAAGGGGAAAAGCAGAATATGGTAGTTTTTACAACCTCCGCTTGTAGAGTTAAAAATGGATACATTTACTTTGTTAAAACATAATTCAACCAATTAAAACCAAAATAGGAGATAATAAACTATGTCAAGTTAGAATTATACCACAAGCTACTTGTTATGTAGTTGAAGTGATTTACGAAAAGAAAGAACAGGATTTGAATTTAAACAAAGATAATGTTCTTTCGATTGATTTGGGATTGAATAATTTATGTTCATGTGTTAACAATGTAGATAAACAGCCTTTCATTGTAAACGGACGAATTATGAAATCTTTTAATCAGTGGTACAATAAGAGAAAAGCTAAATTAATGTCTTTTGCAGGAGATAAAGGAACTTCAAAAAGACTTAGACAACTTAACAATTATAGGAATTTTTGGATAGAGGATCATATTCATAAGGTTAGTAGATTTGTTATAAACTATTGTGTTGACAATAATATCGGTAGTCTTGTAGTAGGACTGAACAAAGGATGGAAGCAAGAAATTAATCTTGGAAAGAAAACAAATCAGAAGTTTGTAGAAATTCCTTTTTCAAGACTTATAGATAAAATCTCCTATAAATGTAAATTAGTTGGAATTAGTTTTTATCTTAGCGAAGAATCCTATACATCAAAAGTTGATCATTTGGCTTTTGAAGGATTAGAAAAACATGATGTTTGCTTAGGTAAAAGAAAGAAACGTGGATTGTTTCAAAGCTCTGTAAATAAATTGATTAATGCAGATATCAATGGAGCTATTGGAATAGGTAGAAAAGTATTCGGTGATTCTTATGTAAATAGGATAATCGATAGTGGGTTAGCGTTTAACCCTATTAGAGTAAACATTTTATAATGTGAATTTGATAAATAAAATTTTAAAATTTTAGTGACGTGAAATACGCAATTGTAGATTTATTATGGGCAAAATCACATGGTATTGAAATACTGCCCGAAATGAGAACAAGTATAGATCAGAGTAAAGTTATTCTACATGAAGAAATGTTAGTACCTTTCGAAGATGAATCATTTCCAAGATATTCATTTAGTGATCCAACTTTTATTGAATTGTTAAATAGTGAAGAATGGACTAGTGCAGAAGAAGAACCTGTAATTAATAGAGACTTTAGTCGTATATTGGCTTTGAATATTCTTGATGAAAAAGTAGCTAAGAATATAAATACATACGAGTTAACTTCAAGTGAAGCCTTACAGGTAAAAGATCGTTATCCAGAATGGGTTTCTGGTATTACTGTTAAAGTAGGAGAAAGATATTTATCTGATGATGTTCTTTGGGAATGTATAAAAGAACATACTACTCAAGACAATTGGAAACCTTCTATGGCTACTGCAAGTTTGTGGAAAGTAGTAGATGAAGAACATAAAGGTACTATTGAAGACCCTATCATCTATATTCCACCTATGGAAATATTTAAAGATAAATACTATATCCAAAATGGTATAAAATATAAATGTACAAGAAATAGTGAACAACCTCTTATACATGATTTATCAGCCCTTGTTGGATTATATGTTGAGAAAGTTTAATTATTAATAAGCTAAGGATGTCACAGGAAATCTACAATAAGACCGTGTTCAAACGGTTCTTCGAAGAAAACGATCCTGCTGTAATGGAATGGGCGGAGAATGTACTTGAAAAGGTATCTTCTCCCGGCATTCTTCCTACTTTTATAAAGAAGGACGGAGAGGATTTTAAGGCGTATTGGGAAACAGTCTGCCATATCTTTGCGCTTGTTGTTTTATATGCTAAGCAATACAATGAGATTGACACAAACAAGATTCTGTTTGAGCTTTTTATTGAAAACAGAGGACTTGTGACAGACGAAGTGAACACACTTGAACAGATGAAATATCTGTTCAATAATTATGTGAGGGAATATAGAAAAAGAGGAACACTTGATATTGTAAACAAGGAAGGCATGATACTTGGGGAGCTTCTCCGTCTTATTAGATATAAGACGGAGGATGAGTTTATATTTGCCCTTTTAATGTCTCGTGATACTGGATGGACAATGGGGTGTAGCTCTCCTACATGGAACAGGACAGACACAGTTTTGAATGTTACAAAAGGGTATGAGACAACGGAAAGCGTAAAAGATTTGAATGCCTATCCACTTGTGAACCCTACAGGTGTTGTTATTGTGGATGATATAGACAACAATGGCACTCCTATACAGGCAATGACTTTCGTTGGAAATGCTTTGGTGGGTATTTCTTCTGAAATTGACAAAACGAAGCTCCTTCCTATTTCAGAAAATCTTTCTTATCAGATTTCTTTTAAGGTTAAAACATCTTCCGCAAGCAACCAAAATTTGAAATTCGGTGTGGAAGTGTTTAACGAAGCCGTTCAACCTATGATATGTAAGGAATCTTATGGAAGTGCAGAGGGCAACAATTTTGTTTCCGGCAGTAAAGGAATCCTGGAACTTCCTGTAGCTGGAGTGTATTATGAATGCCGGGCAATTCTATCGAGAAAGAATAGGGCATACGCAAAGCAGTTAGAGCTTAATTTCCCGAAAGGGAGAGGGCTTCAAATGAAAGACGGAATGAAATTCTTGTCATTAAGTCTTACACAAGACAGGTCAAATCCTTCCTCTTCCGTGTATATTTATGATATAAAGATAAAACCGCTTTTCCTTCCATTCTATCAAGGTAATTTAGGGGAAAAGGACGTGATAGCTGCTTATTATCTTAATAATTCCCTTACAAGCGAGGAAGGAGTAAAAGGATTTACAGAAGATTACCTTGTTACCTACAAAAACATAATGGGTAGTGAGGATATTCAGCCTTTGAAAGAGAAGAATGTTATTTTCAAAGTATTGTCGGATAGGGGAGCTTACATAGAAGGAGCTTCTATTTCCATTTTAGACAAACGTCTTGTGACGGACAGAAACGGGGAAGCATCTATTGTACTTTATCCTGGTGACTATTCTATTGATGTGGAGAAGTCTTTGTTCATGAATATAGAAGATAGATTGTTTCAGGTATTGGAAGACGATGAAGAAACGCAGGTGGAATATATTCAAATGCAAGGAGATGTGTATGAAAGAAAAGTCACGTTCGTTGTAAGGGACGAAAATGAAAGACCTATACAAAATGCCCTTGTTACTTTTAATGGTGAATTTAAATATACGGATTCTTCTGGTAATGCCATATTTATGGCTTTTCCTGGCTTATACCCTTATACTGTAAGCAAGACGGATTATTATACCATAAGTAAGAACATCAATGTACAAGACGATCAATCCGAACCTGTAACGCTTATATTGATACCAAGATATACGGTTACATTTACGGTGACAAATTCATCTACTGGCGCAGTGGAAGGTGCAAATGTGACACTTACCGCAAAGGACAGACTGGCAACAGAGGATACTGTCGCTTATTCGGAAAGCAAAAGAACGGGCACGAATGGGAAAGTGACATTCACGAATATATTGGGAGGCGATTACACTTATCTTGTTGAAAAGCAAAACTGGATTCCTGTAAATGGGGATGTTGTTGTGGACAGTAATAAGGATATACAAGTGAGCTTCAATCCTATGCCTACTTTTAACATGACGTTTACTGTAAATGATTACAACACCTTTACGGGAGAGAAAAAGCCTTTAAATGGGGCTACTGTGAAATTTGCCGGTTTGACAAAACAGACTTCTAACAATGGACAGGCTGTTTTTGAAGGAGTGTTGGGAGGAAAATATTCTTATGATGTATTTTACGACAACAATCATCAACGGGTATATGTGGAAAACTATGAGTTTTACAATAATTCAAACCTTACGATAGACTTGAAACAACTTACCTATAAGACTACTATCAAGGTGTACGGCGCAGGAGGAACAGTCGTTGAGGGCGCGAAAGTGAAAGTAAACGATAAGGATTTTGTGCAGGAAGATTCTTCTGGTGTTGTGTTGGAACTTCCTAATGGAGTATATACCGCTATTGCTTCTTATGAGGAATACGAGGACAGGGAACAGCAGTTTACTGTGAACGGAGCTGTACAGGTGGTGAGCATTTATATGGATCAAACCTTGTATGATCTTACATTTGTTGTAACAGAGGATAACGGTATCATTTCCAATGGTACAAGAATAACACTTAACAGGGGAGGTGCAGGAGAACAAACAGGTCTGACTAATAACGGACAGATCAAATTCTCTGTTCCGAGAATGCGTTATGATTGGGTGGCTTCGAAGCAATATTTCAGTGACCAGACAGGGGTTGTGCAACCAAATGACCTTCCAAAGACGGTGAATGTTGCAATGCCAAGAAAAGAAACGAGAGTGCAGTTCTATGTTTATAATTCCGATACAGGGCTTCCAGTTTCAGGAGCTTCTGTAAAACCAGAAGGACTTAGTACGCAAAATACAGGGTCGGACGGTACAACGACCTTTATGATGCAGATGGGGAAAACTTACAGATATGAAGTTTCCGTTTATGACTATCAGCCTACGGAAGGTTCTGTCACAGTTAATCAGGAATCAATGCCACAACAAAGGGTAGGTGTTTCCAATAAGACTTACAGTGCTCATATTACAGTGAAATCCCGAAATGGATATAACATTAATCGAGCTTACGTAACTTATGGAGGAAAGAGTGGGTACACCAACTCACAAGGACAGCTTACACTTACTGGAATACAATCAGGGTCGTATAATGCCACTTGTACGGCAGACAATTATCAATCCCAAACGAAAAACAATATTGCAATATCGGGAGCTGACACGTATATAGATTTCACTCTTGACTATGAGCTTACGACAACTTATATTTATCTTAGAAAGGAAAATGTATTGCAACCTTATGCTTCCGTGAATATAAGAACTACCGCGCCTGACGGATCGTCTTATTACAGTGGTACAGATCAGACAAATGGAAGTGGTAGGATAACGGTTTCTTCTCCTTCTGGAGGTTATGTGTATGCTTCCGCTACGGATTCGGAATGTGTAGGGACAGGGGATGAATCAACGAACGCAGGAGGGAGCAGTATTTACCTTTATCTTTGGAAAGCTCTTATCGTTTCTTATAGCGGATCGCCTCAAACGCCATCTGTATCAAATGGCGTTTATGAAATAGTGGGGAGAGAAGTAAGAGTACAAGGCGGAAGTAGAAATACAAGTAACCCTTCTACTGTGTATGCCAATTTCAGAAATCATACAAGAGCTACTGCAATCAAACAGTGGCCCGAATCATTTTCTATTCAGGGAAGTTCTGGCACTTATAATGTGGACGCTGCCGGCGGCAACCATTCTGCCTTTAGAGGATGTACAAGTCTTTCATCGATTGCAACAAACACAATTCCTTCTATTTCAGGGGGTGTTATCTGTTGGTTTAGAGATTGCACAAGTCTTAGGTCTATTCCTTCTGGTTTGTTTACCAAAATGACAGGTAATTCTTGTGCGGGTGCTTTCTGGAGCAGTGGGGTTACAAGCCTCCCGAGTGGTCAACTTGTTCCTACTTCATGTGTTTATCATTCTTCCTTGTTTAGAAGTTGTAAGAGTTTGACTTCATGCGTTGGCAATGGTACTTTTGGAAGGGGAGGTGGCACAGAAGATTTCCATGCTGTATTTTTTGAATGTACGGCTTTGAAAAATACAGGAGGTCAATCAGCTACAAGTTCTCCATTTAGCAATTCAACGAATGCACAGTATATGCAATATACATTTCAAGGCTGCACAGCCATAACCGAACTTCCGGTATTATGGTTCAGATATTGCACAAACATTGTTTCTTTTGTTGGTTGCTTTGTCGGTTGTACAAGTCTTGTCGACGGTTGGTCTACCGCTATGTTTTCTTACTCTTCGAAGGCAACAAATATGCAGTCATTGTTTGAGGATTGTACTTATTTGTCTATTCCTTATGGACAGGGACTTCCGTCAAGTGTAACAAACGCTTCAAGAATGTTTGCGAATTGTAGGAATTTATCTGATATATCTTCTTTTGATATGAAGAATGGAAAGTTGCAGAATGCAGAAAGTATGTTTGAGAACACGGGTGTGAAACAAATTCCCGCTAAGTTCTTTAATGATCTTACGACACTTACCAATCTTAGGAGATGCTTTGCAGGATGCACGTCACTCACTTCTTTTGGAAGAACAGGGAATTATGTAGGACAACCAGGAACATCTGCACGACCTGTGAATGTGGATATAGGAAATCAGTTTAATAATACCAATTTTGAGAATATTGGCAATAGCTTGAATTGTACCGAAATGTTTTCAGGCTGTACAAATCTTTCTTTAGGAACAGAACAGGCTTATGCAGTTTCTTATACATCTTTTTATGATCGTTCTGTTGCAGGGGTAGGAAAAGTTAATATGGACAGAATGTTTTATGGTTGCTCGAAACTTGGAACTGTCCCTGTTATTCAAATCCTTACAGGATCATCCAATTATGTAAAGATAACGGAGTCTGGGAACAATAACGTAACAAGTCATAGTCAGACTTTTACAGGTACGAATTGCGAGGGTGTCCCAAGTGGATGGAAATAGTAAGTCAAAAATAATTAAAATATTGAGTATGAGCAAGTTAAATGTTAGTAGAAATGTTTTTTTAGAGAAAGAAGAACTTTCAAATATGATTTCTTTCTTTGCTACAGCACCGCTTATGAAGGCGGTGCTACAGGCATCTTATTCTTTTGGGATGATTACGAATGACCCATCTAAGATCAATCCTAATACAGTTAACAAACCAGTAGAAGATGAAAATCTTGTAGAACCTTTTAAAGTGGAAACAGGAACAAACTCTGGCACTATTAAGGTACTTCCCGGGATGGCTCTTACCAGTGCCGGGAACTTTATAGATATCAATGTAGAAGATAATATTCTTGTACCGAACGACAGCAATTTCTATTGGGTGAAGATTGCTTACAAAACAAGAAATTACGAAAAGGGATATGTAAGCATAAACTCACAAGGTATCGTTTCCGGTTCTGTGGATTTTACAGGTAAGGTAAGAGGTCAATCTTCATCAACCCCCGTCTCTATCCGGTTTGAAAAACAAGACGGTTCTGTTCCTTTGAATAATGGCGTTTATCAGATTGTAAACATAATTGACAGCCAAAACTTACTTCTTACATCCGCAACTACATTTGTAGCGGAATCGAATTTAAGAGCTATTGTGCTTGGGACACTTCCTTTGGGAGGTGTATTGACTTCCGAGCAGCGAAACGGTTTGTACACTTATGATGATTATGTCATTTCTTTAGTCCCAGAAGTAAGCATCAGCACTCCGCCAGACAAAGAAGTGGATGAATATTATATCGCTCGTGTACAAAATTCTGGCGGCACGGTATCTGTTTACAATGAAGTGAAAAGCGAATATTGGTCGCTTGGGAATATATTCATGTCAACTTCTAAAAGTTAAGGCTTATGTTACGGTTTTATTATACGGTCAGTTCGGGATATAACAGTCCGCAGTCCAAAGTTTCAGATTCGTTGGGTGGATATAAATCTTCCACTCTTGTGCCTAATGATGTATTTGGCAATTTATTTGATGAAATAAGCCTTAATTTGGCTTCAAATCCTCATAGCCAATACGTTGCTCTTGTTTTGAAAAATGAGGGCACAGAAACGTTTAAAAACGTCGAATTATGGTTTTCTTCTGTAACGGATAACCCCTACGGGACAATCACGGTAGGAGCTATAGGGATGGGAAAGGATGAAGAAGAAAATCCGGTTACTTCGCGCACATCTTCCATGAACGAAAAACCTTATTGGATTCAATTTTATGAAGCAAAAGAGGAAGAACCGGTATCGCTTGGTGATATGGAAGCTGGGGATGAAATCTGTTTGTGGTTCTGTCGGTCGCTTGATAAGAAAATTATAAAAAATGACTATGATCTTGTGGCAGAGAGAGATACGAACACCCAAAACCGCTATAAGAAGGTTGAAAAAGAGACCGATGAGATTTTTAACATTAATTTGGTTTGGGAATAGTTACAAAAGTTGTAGTTTTGTCAGCGAGACAGGGGAATAAAAACTTCCCCTTCTTTTATCACTTAAAATATACAACTTTTGTATGCAATGATTTTATAATCTAATTTCGACAGCAATGACAAGACGAGAAGAATTTGAAACGATTTATGAATACTTACAGGGGAAACTGACAAACAACCCGAAGTATGAGTTTCATGCAAAAAGAAAGGACAGGGAAAGGATAAAAGATTTTCTTGAAAATGAAATAGTGGGGAATCTTTGGAACTATCTTACTTTTCAATTTAATAGGCAGGTTTTTATTTTGTCGGTGTCGAAATTGAGTATTATTCCTCTTCCTAATGTGATAGGGAAAGCAGCTATTGAAAGATGGAGAAAACGAACACAAAAGGATATGTGGTTTACTTCTAAATTCGTTATGGAATACGACCTTAGAAACCCTATCCAGAAAGAAGAAGCCTTGTCTGATTCCTATTTGGATAAAGAAAGACAGCTTTATTTTGATTCTCCGAGAGGATACATCCTTTGTGAAAGCTATGATGGGTTTTTGTATCATGAAAAGAAATGCAAAGGATGCAGGTATATAAAATTGTGTGAAGAAAAATATAAGGACAGATGAGAAAAAGAAGAAAGGAACTTGAAGTTAAAATTGTCCCTTGTTTTTACGATACGAAAAGAGCAGAGCTTTTGATCGTAAGGTACGGATGGTTTGGAAACCCTAAGTTTGTAAGGAGTTTCGGGTTTATCTATCTTTCGAGTAAGGAAAGTGAGAAAAAGATGGACTATGTGTGTGAATTAATAGATAGGTTTAACAGAATACAAAGTTTAAATTGTTATGGAAGAAAAAGTAATGTATGACGTGCGTTCAGCACTTATGACAGGTGAAATTAAAGAAGTAAAAAAATGGGAAACAACTACTTTCAGAGGTCTGGAGTATATCATCCCGGAAGGAGAACGTGAAATGGCTAAAATTGGCAGAGATGTGTTTTTCACAAAAGAAGAAGCAAAGAAAGCTATTAACGCAACGGTTGATAAGAGAGTTCAGTATCTTGAAAATCAGATTGAAAGAATTAAAAGCTATAAGTTTGAGTAACGTGCTGAAAAAGAAGGAGAAATACGAATATCGTCCTTGTAAAAGATGTGGCGAAAACCATTACATCTACAATAGAATGAAGTGGCTCTGTAAAGATTGCGACACAGAAACAACCAAAGAACGTAGAGGTGACCTTCAATCCTTATTTACGGAGATATGGCAGGAAAGACCTCATGTTTGTGTAAAATGTGGAAAACCTTTGGGGGATGAACCAAAAGCTATTTTCTTTTCGCATATCAGATCAAGAGGAGCAAGACCGGATTTGAAGCTGGATAAGAACAATATCGAACTTCTTTGTTCCGCTTGTCACAGATTACATGAATTTAACGAAAGGGAAATCGTATGAAAAAGATTCTTGTATTGACGGTATTGTCGTTTATTCCCCTTCTTGTTTCTGACGCAAAAGTTCTTTCCACTACGAAAGAAGATAGAGATAAGGTTGTGTGGGAAAGGTTGGTTCATGCCATTTGCATGGTTGAATCCGGTTGCGATGATAAAGCGAAAAACAAGGTAAGCTCCGCTTCTGGTAGGTTTCAGATGTTGAAGGTCTATGTGGATGAGGTAAACCGGATAAAAGGGAAACATCTTTATTCTTACAAGGACAGGTTCGATCCTGTAAAGTCAAGAGAGATGTTTGAAATATATCAATCCCATCACAACCCTACCAAAGACATAGACAAGGCGATTGTTCTCCACAGGGGAAAGAAAGTAAAGTCTTACATTAGGAAAGTAAAACAGGAAATGTGTAATCTTTAAATCAAAAACATCATGACAGTATGCTGGACAGAAGGATGCTATTACTTTGAAGGCGAAGTGACCAGTTCCTACCAAGTGGAAGATGGCACTATGCTGGTAGTGGAAACGCAGAACGGACGAACAAGGGAAGTTCTTAGAGAAAATGATCATTTAATTGAGTTGGATGTATGCGAATAGATGAAAACATAGAGGTACTACTTCAATCCATTGCAAATTTATTTGGGGATTTGAAGCTAAATGTTCTGAAAGGAAAGCTGGAAGATGTGATAGTACTTCAAGATACGGAAAGTATTGCTGACTTTACCGAAGAATGTATTAAGTGGTCAGAAAGAGAATATACGAAAAAGCAGCGTATGTTTGTGTTCTCTGATGGGAAATTGGCTTTGACAAGGATATTTATTGTTTCCGCAGAAATGGATTACACGGACGAAGGTGTACCGGAAATAATCATAAATAGAATGCCGGACGATGTAACGTTAAAGGACAATCCTTACAAGAACATTCACGTCCGATACGAAAGCGAGGAAAACTGTTCCCGTGACTTCGACAGGTTGAAATTAGTGTTGAATTAATAATCTATGGCTAAGGAAGTTATAGTAAAGAATTTAAATCTCGTTGGAATGACAGACTATTTCAATGAGCATTATAAAAAGAAAGATGGAGGAAAGTTTTCATACTGGAACATCAGAGCTTATGCGGTAATGGGCAAAGTCCCCTCCTATTTAGGAGAAGGATTGAGTATTGTCCCTTGTGTGCCGATAGGAAGCAATGTAAGACTATGGAAACTTGTGAAAGAAACAAAATAAAAATGAGATGAAGATATATGTAAGTTTGCCTATTTCTGGGCATGATATAGAAGAAACGAAAGAATACGCAGAAAAGATTAAGAAGTTTCTTGGAGAAAAAGGTGATGAAATTGTTACTCCTTTTGATACTTGTAATGAAGAAGGTAAGTCTTATTCCTATTATATGGGTAGGAGCATTGAAGCACTTTTAGAATGTGATGCTGTTTTCTTTGTACCAAATTGGCAGGAATCAAAAGGCTGTATGGCAGAATTTGAGTTGGCAAGAATTTATGGAAAGAAAATTTTAATGTAAAGAAAATGAAAAGTTCGAGTAAGTATTTGATATGCTATGACAATGAAACCGGAGGACTTCCTTCGAAAGACAAACCGGCTTTTGATGCGATTCCTCTTATAGAAATTGCGTTTGCAATCATAGATATGGAGAAATTGGAAATATGCGAAGAAGTATCTATGATCCTTCCGCGTGACTATAAAGAAGGTCTTTCCTATTCAGCGGAAGCGGAAGCTGTGCATGGTATCACTGAATCTATCCAGAATGAAAAGGCAATTTCGTTAAAAGAGGCTTACAAAAAGTGTCTGGATATTTTCAAAAGATACAAAAACCCGCGCCAACTATGTACTCTTTGCGGTCACAACATAGTAGGGTTTGACAACCCTTTCTTGGAGAACTTCTTTAAGTTCATGGGAGATGATCTAAGCAAGTATGTAAAATTTTCGTTGGATACGATGCAATTGGCTCACATGGCTTATGGAGAAGCTGAAAATTATCAACTGCATACTATTTGTGACAAGGAAGGTATTGATCTTGTAAACGCGCACCGTGCCGGTGATGATACCTATGCGAACGCACTGCTTATGATAAATTTCGTAAAGAAACTTCGAGGAGAAGGAACAACTGCCGAACAAGATGGCATGACGGTCAAGAATCCTTTCCGAGAAAAATTTGCTTTGTAACGTGGCAATAGTATATAATTCAAAAGGTGGGGTTCTGACCGATTTGCAAGCAAAAAGGTTGTTTACTACTGTGGACGATATAATAGACAGACTACCTTCTCCTACTATATCCCAACTCTTTTCGGGTGGGTATAAAAGGGATATGGACAAGATGCTTGAAACTATTATAGATCAGACAGAGTATGCAATGAATTTTGGACGGTCTCTCGATACCGAAAAATTGGGATATGTGGACAACCTGTTTGCGTCAATGGATGAAAACCTAAGAATCCTTTCGTACAACTATTTTAACGCAACCGTCCTTTCCAATTTCAATTTAGGATGGAGAAATTTGGAATGGGGAAACCTTACACAACTCTTTCCATGGAGTAGTTACCTGTGCGCCCGCGGAGCAGGCAAATGTCTGTGTATCAACACTTTAGTTGTTATGGCGGATGGCTCTTTGAAGAAGGTACAGGACATAAAAGTAGGTGACAAAGTAATGGGACAGGACTTCAAACCTCGAAAAGTCTTAGAGCTTCACAGAGGAAGATGTCCTATGTATGAAGTAAGGCAAATAGGTGGTATGGATTATACCGTAAGCGAAGGACACCTGCTTTGCCTATCCGATAGGAGCATTGTTCCTGTAGAAGTGGCGAAAATGAACCTTAGAAAGGGTTTTTCTTATAAAGGTTATAGGTCTACTAAGAACGGACTAAGAGAGACGGAAATTTATGTGTCTTTGGTTGGTGAAGATGACTATTACGGTTTTACCTGTGATGGTGACCATAAGTTCCTATTAGAAGATGGTACGGTTTGTCATAACAGCTATATGTGGTGTTATTCCTTTCCTTTGTGGCGATTGTATTCTTACACGAGACCTATGCTCTATGGAGGTGATACGGTTGACAACAAGAACCGGAAAGAGACGGCTATGATCACAAACACTATGACACTTGCAAAGGTGCATGTGAACAAGATCATAGAAGAAATCACTACTAACGATATTTTAAAAGAAAAACTTGATCCGAATGGAAAGGCGAAATTAGGTGAAACAGCAATAGAAGGTGAGAACGGTGCTATACTTCATGTCCGTGGTAAGGACGGGTTTATTCGTGGTCTGCACGTTGGTGCAGCAATCATAGACGATATGCCGGACGAAAGTTCTTTGTATAGTGATGAACAAAGGGAAAAGCTGAAGGAAGTCTTTAGGGGTACAATTACACCTATTGTAGAACCATACGGGTATTTGATTGTATCCGGTACACCTTATTCAACTGCTCCGAATGAACTGTACAATGTGATAAAAGGTGATAAACGTTTCTATTCGTTTGAATACCCTATTGTTTTCCCGGACGGTAGACCACTTGCACCGGATAGATACACCTTTGAGGATATAAAAGCAAAAAGGACAGAGCTTGGTTCTATTGTATTTGCTCGTGAGTATTTGGTTATCCCTATTTCAGACAATTCAACGATATTTCCTTATGAGTATCTAAGAAGATCGACTGTAGGGATGGACAAGGTTTCTTTTGCTGATAGTATAGAATTTTTCCCGTTTGAACTTCAAAGGGTAGTGGTAGGATGTGACTTTGCTGTATCCGGTAATATTGGTGCTGACTATACTGTCTATTCTGTTTGGGGTATTGACTATTCGAACAACTTCTATCTGATAAACTATTTCCGTGCAAAAGGAATGTCCCATAATGAGCAGGTGGACAAGATCGTTCTTTTCAACCGTCTGTACAAGCCGGACAAGATAGTATGCGAGGCAAACGGTTTCCAAGGGATCTTGTCTGCACTTGCAAGAGAAAGGGGTCTTTCCAATATCGAGCAGTTTACAACAACAGAAGGGAACAAGAAAGACCTCTATTCCGGTCTTCCCTCTTTGTCTGCCATGTTTGAAAGAGGGCAGATTAAAGTTCCTTACAAGGAAGGGGAAACAAGACAAAAGGTAGAGTTGATGTTCAGTGAGTTTGCGTCCGTTACTTTCAGAAGCGATAAGGGGAAATTGGAAGCGAGTTCAGGGCACGATGATACCGTCCTTTCAAGCTGGCTCTCTATAAACACCCTTCGTGAAGAAAACGGATCAGGTAATAATTTTAGTATAAACATGATATAAACAAATATATAGATCATGGGCAAACTGAATCCCGGCTTCATGGCGGAAATCTTTAAATTGATGTTTTCCGATGAAGTCATAATGCGTATAGCTTCGGAATATTTGAAATATGAATTGATTCCTAAAGAATGGGTAGGTTATAAATTCATTCTTAGGGAAGCGATCATACAATATACAGAAAAGAACAAGCTACCTTCTATCGGTGCTATTTGTCAGAAATTATGTGACGAGGATGTCGTGCAGCTCGCTGCAAAGGAAATAAAGAAGGCGGCTTTGATAGACAGGGAAATTGCAATAGACCAATTGCAGTCTTTTGTCAAGGAAACGGAATTTGAACTTCTTTCAAGGAAAGTGCATGACTTGTATGAAGAAGGAAAGAAGGAAGAAGCAATACGTGTCAACGCTGAAGAATCCCAAAGGATATTGGAGATGTCCTTTCGCTCCAAATCAGGGGGTTTCCAGTCTGTTTTCGGGGGTTTCCAGCAACGTATGCTTGAAAGACGCATGGATGCTGCTACAATAACGGAAAAGCCAGTAAAAATTCCTTTTGGAATCGACAGGTTGGACGATATATCTTTCGGTGGCATGGAAATAGGGGACACAACGCTTTGGATTGCTCGCAGCGGCACAGGAAAAACGACTGTATTGAAATGGCATGGGTATTCTGCTGCCATTAGAGGTGTGCCGGTTCTTCATATCCAGTTGGAAGGTGGGGTTAAAGCCTGTATGCAAATATATGACCAGTTATGGTCTGCTCAATCCTATTCCGATATCAAATCTGGCAATATCAGTCCAAAGGATAGAAAGAAGATAGAACAGGCTATTAAAGAAGTAAAAGAGCTTAGTTCTGACATTGAAGTGTATGGATTCAAAAAGTTCGGACAGGCTTCTATGGGGGATGTCCGGCAGCTTTGTTATGACTATTTTAATACACATGGCAAGTTCCCCGGATTGGTAATACTCGATTCTCTGGATTTGGTAAAGACCGGTATATCCAAAAAGATAGATTCTGATCCTGATCACAAGAAAGAAAAACTACAGACTTGTGCCCAGCTTTTGAAGAACTTGGCGGATGAAATAGGTGCTCCTATCATTACGGCCACACAGACAAGTGATGTCTCGTTTGAAGTATGGAACAACCCGGATAAGGTGATTGACCGTTCTTATACAGAAGGTGACAAAACGCTTGTAAAACCTTTTTCTTTTGTATTTACTTTGAATATGACAATAGAGGAAAAGGCAAACGCAACGGCTCGTATTTATGTCGACAAGCTCCGTGATTACAAGGAAAGTCAAGAAGTGATTACGATTGCTACCAATTACGACAAAAGACGTTTCTATCACAGGGGGCGAACGATGGAGATGTACAATCAAATTTCTGAAAGGAAAGAGATAAAGAAACAGGCACGTAAGAAAAAGACGGAAGCAGACAAAATGGAAAGTATTTAGGATCATAACCTCGAATAATATTCAAAACATTATCAAGTAGTATAATTTTTGAATATCCTTTACAGGGTAGGTTATTAGCTTAAGTCTTGAAACAGAGACTACGTTATCGGAGAATGTATAGTTACCTTGGAGTATTTATCCAAGCTCCAAGCTCTAAGGCAGGTGATTAAACAGGAGTAGTATATTTGGTGAAACAGTGTTGCCTGCAAGTAAACCTCCGAATAACATTGGCGATGGGTATTAACAGGGTTTTACCCTGACTTATGTTGAATAAACATTAAAAACGTTTGTAGATATGGTGTATGTACAAGACATAGAAGGTAAACCACTTATGCCAACAACAAGGTATGGTAAGGTTAGGAGACTGCTTAAAACAAAACAGGCGGTCGTTGTAAACCTATGTCCGTTTACCATCCGATTGACGTACATATCTGATAGTTACAAACAAGAAATCACGTTAGGCGTTGATGCCGGAACCAAGCATGTAGGAATTTCAGCAACGACGAAAAGTAAAGAGCTTTATGCGAGTGAAGTGACTTTGAGAAGTGATATTGTAGAACTTTTGTCTACAAGGAGAGAGCTAAGACGGACAAGGCGATTAAGATTAAGGTATAGAAAACCTCGTTTTGATAATAGAATAAAAAACAAACGTACAGGATGGGTAGCACCTTCGGTGAAGTACAAAATAGACGCTCATATTTGTGCTATTAGCAATGTTTATTCTATACTACCAATATCTCGTATTGTTATCGAAGTAGCTCAATTTGATATGCAAAAGATTAAGAATCCTGATATATCAGGTAAAGAGTATCAGGAGGGTGATCAATTTGGGTTTTGGAACGTTAGGGAATATGTTTTAGCAAGAGATGGACATAAATGTCAGTATTGTAAAGGAAAATCAAAAGACCATGTTTTGAATGTTCATCACATTGAATCCAGAAAAACTGGAGGTAATTCTCCTTTCAATTTGATCACATTATGTGAAACCTGTCATAAGGAATATCATAAAGGAAACATCAAATTAAAAGTGAAGAGAAGTACCTCGCTTCGTGATGCGGCCGCGATGGGGATCATGAAATGGAAGTTATTAGATAAGTTGAAATCAATATATCCAAATGTTAGTATAACATTTGGATATATAACGAAACATAATCGGATAAAATACGAAATTAAGAAATCTCATATTTCCGATGCGTTTATTATCTCTAAAAACTTTGAAGCTAAAAGACTTGGATATTATTTTAAAGAAAAACTTGTACGCAGGCATAACAGACAAATTCATAAAATAAAAATATTGAAGGGAGGTAAAAAGAAAATGAATCAAGCTCCATTTAAAGTTTTTGGATTTAGACTGTTTGATAAGGTAGAGTTTCAGGGTAATAAATACTTCATTTACGCAAGAAGACTTAGCGGATATTTTAATATTCGTGATGCAAACAGTGAAAACAAAAAGGATGTTACATATAAGAAATTGACCCATATTGGACATGGGTTGATTTCAGTTGAAACTGAATGATATTAATTGAGCATATAATAAATATGGTATATAGTTACCACAAATAATTATGATACGGATAGATGAAGAAGAAGTAAAGGCGGCGTTCGGACTTCGCATGTTCGGTTCGCAAGGGTGGCTCTCCAACAAGGACATGGATTGTCCCTACTGCGGAAAATCGAAGAAATGGGGTGTTCTTTTGAATCCTCACGGCGGTGTGTTTCACTGTTGGAAATGCGGTAGCAAAAAACCGTTGAAGGATTTTCTGGACAAGGTGGGGAGAAAAGACCTTATCCGAATGGAATACCAAAATTCATTAAGTGTAAAACTTACACCTTTGAAAGATGAAGAAGAAGAAAATGGTGAAAACGAAGAACTGCCGGAGGTAAAACTTCCCCTTCGTCTTGAAAGACTGAAATCCGATCCTTATTTAGACGAAAGAGGGTTTAGAGCATATCACTATGCACTTTTTGAACCCTCTGAAACCAAATCTATTTTAGAAAAGGATTTGAAAAATTACATCATCTTCAAAATGAAGATGGACGATAAGCTGGTAGGGTGGCTTGGCAGAAGCAGGTATTCCAAAGAGTGGCATAAAAGAGATTTGGAAAGGGCAAAGGAAACAGGTACTAAGCCGCATTTACGATACGAAAACAGTATAGGCACGAACTTTACAAAAATATTAGGTGGTTACAATGAGCTTTCTCCTACTGTAAAGGATGTGATAATAGTGGAAGGATTGTTTGACAAAGTAGGCATAGACAATCTTTTGAGACTTTGGGATTGCAGGGACTTGAAATGCGTGTTCACCTTCGGGAACAGTATAAGTAAAGAACAAATATCCTATTTAGAAAGAAAAGGGATAGAGAATGTGATTCTGATGTATGATGATGCAACTGTCGAGGAATCCAAAAGTGCAGGGTTGATGCTTGCAAAGTCATTTAATACCAAGATAGCTTATCTTTACAGACCTGGTATTGATCCCGGTGATATGGATATTGATTATTTGGAAGAAGTTTTGGATAACTTGTACGATCCTATCAATTTTTACGTGTCAAAAATCAAGAGAATGTGGTAGGTTATTCCTACTTTTGTTGAAAATCACAAAAATCATTAATCATGGACAGAAGCAGAGAATTATCAACAGATGAATATCTGAAGGTGCTCCAGTTGGAATACTTTACTCACAAGGTGAGAAGCCTTATTTTTGATAAACCGGAATTTATCAAGATGGCAAAGGACATTGCAGAGTTTAAAAAGGAACGGATTGAATTGTTAGCAAAGAAGCATTTTAAATGTTCCATTTTTCTTTCAGCAGAAGAATATTTTTCTTTTTATGAGAAGGAATTTCTGAACCCTACCGGCGTGCCTAATTTCCAATATCCCGCAAATGAACAGAAAAGAAACTCGCAGTGGTTTTGGGATATGATCTACTTGTTTGGAAAAGATCAGGTTGTTATTTTTGAGGACAACGAGTATCGGATTCTAAAGAACGATACGAAGAATCAGACCATTTGCATCAAAATGGGGAAAAAGAAAAAGGATGTAAAATATTCAGACGTAAAAATAAAGAGGCTTATCATGTGTTTTGATGGTAAGTTATTATAAATCAAATCAATAAAAATTTCGTGTTATGACTTTTAAAGAGTATGAAGCACACGCAGCTTCAACAGCTTGCTATGCAAAAGAAGTAGCTATTTCGTATGTAGTGATGGGACTTACCAATGAATTGGCAGAAGTTTTTGAAAAAGTGGATAACGCTGCCGAAGCAAAGGAAATCATGAAAGAGGTGGGAGATGTCCTTTGGTATGTTGCAATGACAAGACAAGAATTGGATTTGCCCGCATTGGAGTTTCCTGAAGAATTGCGCAAATTGGATGATATAGATGTGTACAGATTAAGCCCTTCTTATTTACTCCAACAAGTAGGCATCATTAACGGACAAGTGAAAAAATACTTCCGTGATGATGATTACAGTAAACCTTTCTCGGAAAAGAGAAAAGAACTTTGTCATACTGCATTGGAACAAATTCTTGTGGGATTGCAGAATCTTGTTACTTACATCGAGGGGAAAGAACCGAACCAGTCTTTGGTATCCATTGCAAAGCAGAATGTGGAAAAGCTGGCAAAGAGAAAAGCGGAAAATAAAATTCACGGTGATGGAGATAATCGGTAATGGTTAGGGCTGTAACTTTTTTGGGAGCTTCGTGTGTCGGAAAGACTTCTGTTTTTGATCTTATCGAAAAGGACAGATCGTTTGCCAGATTCGCCAAAATAGGCAGCATATCAAGACAACTTGTAAAGGAAGGGGAAATAGACCCTTCCTTTAATTCTGTCCCCAGTCAAAGGGCGATATTTGACAAGTATCTTGAAGTGCTGCACGGTGAAAACTATATTTCCGATAGAAGCGTTATTGATGTTCATACTTTCACAAGGACACTGCCCTATTCGGTTTCGTTAGATAATGAATTAAGACGGCAGTCAAACTTGATAAGTCTTAATGAGTATTATCTTCCCGTTATCTTTTATTTTCCTATCTATTGGAATGTTGAAAGTGATGGAGAAAGATTGAACGATGAAAGCAGGAGAAGAAAATGGGACAGCGAGATAAGGAGATTCTTAATAGACAAGAGATTGCCTTACGAAGTAATACCAAATGACACTCCTTTTAATAGGGTAAGATTTATAAAGAGTGTACTTTCTACAAGAATGAACTTAGGTTAAAAACAGGGTTAAGGATTGTAAAAACATACAATGATTGCATACAAAAGTTGTATGTTTGCTTGTGAAAACGAAAAGAAGAAAACATGATGGATCGACTTTTAAATGAGTTGGAAGAATACCTTTCTTCCAATACCATACAATACTCTCTCGACAAAGAAAATTACACTGTTTTCTTTGAGGGAAAATCATACGAAGTTTTTGAACCTAACGAGGACGGATATTTCTTTTCAGAGGATTTTCGTTGGGACTGTGAGCGCACCGAAGAAGATGGTTACATCTTCCGCCTTGGCGGTGTATGGTACACATTGGATAAAGGAAAGGAAAACGAACCTAAGCTGAACCGGGTAAAGTGGAGGGGACAAAGTGAAATGGCAGGTCTTTCCACTAATTTTTTGGGAGTACATGGATCGTTTGAACTTTTGAATGGTACGGGATTGTACCCGGATTGGGTAAAGAAAGCCAAATTCTTAGGAATAGAAAGATTGGGGGTTGTTGAAAAAGCAACTTTGGCAGGCGCATTGAAATTTCAAAACGCTTGCAAAGCAGAAGGGATTGTCCCCGTGTTTGGATTGGAAGTCCCGGTAAAGGACGAAAAGAAGGATATCGTCTATACCTACAAAGTTTATGCAAAGAACGAAAAGGGCTGGCAGCATCTACTTGCATTAAATAAAGTTTTGAATTGTGGTGATAGTGGAAAGTTTGCTTCCCCAAAAGACATGTCGGAACACGTTTCAGATGTGTATATTGTGTTTGATCCGAAAACGATACAGTTTGAAGATGTTCCTATCCTTTTAAAAAGTAAACCTAATGTGTTCTGGCAAGCGGATACTGTGGAATACACAAAGAATGATAGGGACACTTCCTACTTGATGAACTTTGAAAGTTTTTACAAGTCTAAAATGAAACCTGTGGCTATTTGTGATGCTTATTACATTGAGCCAGAATATGCCATACTTCGAGAAGTTGTAAATAAGATTGACGGGAAAGTAAACTACAAATCCGGCAACCAGTATTTCAAAGATGAAGCGACTTACATGGAAGAGCTTCTTTCTTTATTTGGAGACAGCGAAAAGGGAGAGGAATTTTATATGATAGCAAGAAGCAATGCCGATATGATTGCGGAGAGTTGCAATTTTGAAATTCCTACTGACAGCCGGCATCTCCCCCGTTATGAAATGACAAAAGAAGAAAAGAAAAAATACACTTCCAATGAAGATATGTTTGATTCTTTGATTTATGAAGGGTTGGAGAACAAACCGGAACTTTTGGAAGATTACTCGGAAGATGTGCTTGTGGAAAGGATCGAAAGAGAATCTAAGATCATTAAGTTTGGCGATGTTGTGGATTACTTTTTGATCTTGCGCGATATTGTAAATTGGTGTAAAGAAAATAACATTTTGTTAGGTGCTGGTCGCGGAAGTGCAAGCGGTTCTTTGATTTCTTACCTTTTTGGTATCATAAATACACATCCTTTGAAGTTTAACTTACTTTTTGAAAGATTTTTGACAAGAGGACGTTTAGGACATTTCGAAAAGAAAAAGATGTACGAAGTAACTCTTGAAGATGGAACAAAGAAAGTCCTTCCTATCAATATAACAACTAAAGCATTGAAAGTAGGAGATGATATTTTAGTCTAATATCAAGTAACAAGAATATGAAAATAGAAAAAATTAAAGAAATAGAGGTGGAGCGATTTGTACCGGGATCGCTCCCCGATCAATTTCCCCCTTGTTTTCGGACAAGGGGGAGCGTTAGACATTGATACGGATGTGCCGGGAGAATACCGACCGGCAGTAAAACAATACATGGAAAATCGTTTTGGAGCTTCGCAAGTTTGTTCTGTGGGTACATATACCACTTTGCAGATAAAACAGGCTATAAATGATGTAGGAAAGATTTATGGAGCTTCAATTCCTACTCTTAGGAGGTTTACCAAAATGATAGAAGATGTAAAGACGGAAGAAGATTTTTTGAAACTTGCTTGCAAGAGGTCAGAAATAAATCAATTTCTGAATAAATATCCAGAGATGATGAATGTTGTTTTCCTTCTTCTTGGACAACAAAAGGCAGCTTCTATTCATGCTTGTGCTATGATGATCTTTCCAAAAGAAAAGTCAATGTATGAATGGTGTCCGGTTAGAAAATCGGGTGATTTGATTGTCAGTGAATGGGAAGGTGGAGAGATGGACGAAGCCGGTTTTTTGAAAGAAGATATTCTTGGTATTGAGCAATTGGACAAATTCACTGATATTCTGAATCTGATTGAAAAGAATACGGGTAGGAAAATCAATCTCTATTCTGATATAGAATATGATGATCCAGAGGTTTACAGATATTTTGCAAACGGTTGGCTTAGCGATATATTTCAGTTTTCAGCAAAAGGATTGTGCGCTTATACTCAAAAATTGAAGCCTAAGAATATGGATGATGTAGTGGCAGCACTTTCCTTGTTCCGTCCCGGGCCAATGGAAAATGGTTTTCACATGGACTACATTGCTTTGAAAAACGGAGAAAAAGAGCCGGAATACCCTATTGGAGCGGAAGAAATTCTGAAAAATACTTATTCTGTGCAAGTATACCAAGAACAGATCGTTAAAATGGTGCAAGTTCTTGCTGGTTTTTCGGAAGAAGAAGCAGATGTTGCTCGTGCTGCAATTGCAAAAAAAAAGAAGGACAAAGTAGAGAAAATTCATCCTAAATTTGTGGATGGGTATGTAAAGAGATTTGCTTCAAAAGGGGTAACGAAAGAAAGCGCAGAAGCACTCTGGAAACAGATGGAAAAATTTGGTTTGTATGCTTTTAACCGCTCACACTCAGCAAGTTACGCTATTAATGCTTACAATTCTTTGTGGTTGAAAGTACATTATCCTTTGGAATTTTGGTCGGTTGCTTTGTCCCGTGCAAGTGAAGATGATTTTCCCCAATACGTCAATGAAATGCAACAGACAGAAGGGATAGAGATTAAACCTGTAAATATCAACAAGTCTGATATAAACATTGTGGCGGACAAAAAAGATAATAGCATCTATTGGGCGATCAATGCAACAAAACAAGTAGGAGAAAAGGCACAGAATCAGATTATGGAAGAACGTTCTAAGAATGGGGAGTATTTTTCTTTGGCTGAATTTATAGACCGTCACACGTTCAAAGGATCGGCAGTGAACAAATCCGTTATTGAAAATCTTATTTATTCCGGTGCGTTCGATATGATGGATGAAACAAGGGAATTTTCCAATATCTTTTCTGCAAGGGAGTTCATGCTTGGAAAGTACCGGGAAAAGAACAAGATCAAAATTGACAAGGAAAAGGATGAATATTTTCTTGCTTTTGAAAAGAAAAAGATTGCAAAGGATTGGTGGTGGCTTTTACAACAAAAGAACAAGTCCGGTTTTGCTTTCTTTGACTACGAAGGATTGGTAAGGGAATACCTAAAACCAAAAGTTAGAAATGGGGTTTTTTACAATGTGGAAGATTTGCAAAACTATGACGGATCGACCTATGAAATGGTTATGGTAGGTGGTTATGTTTTGGAAGTGGAAGAAAGAGAAGGAAGGAAAGGGCGGTTTGCCAATCTTTTGCTTGAAAGCAATTACAAATTCCTTCGTGTGGTTATTTTCCCGGACGATTACGAGGAGAACGCAGACTTCTTTATATCTTCAAAGAAAAGCATCCTTCTTCTAAGTGGAAAGGCTAACTTTGACAAGTTTAAAGAAGAATATGTATTGCAAGTAAACAGTAACAGTAAATTTATAAAACTTGGAGTATGAAACTTGTAAGGAATATTGGAGATAAAGTAATAGTTTTACTCTCCAATGATTTGAAAAACGAATTGGACATGGATGCGGTGACTTCCATAGACCATGCAAATTTGTATGGGGAAATCGCCACTTGTTCCGTCCTGTTGAACAAAGTAGGGCTTCTTAGAGCACAAGCAGAATCAGAGTATGAATCTGCAAAAGTGGAATTTAATGTCTATAAAGCACAACTTGCTACACAGATAAGACGTGAATCTATTGTAAACGGTGGAAAGGTTAAAGTGGAAGACATAGGACTTGTGAAACTTACGGAAAGTTCTTTGGATGATATTTTGACAATCAATCCAGAGCTACATGCCATGCAAAAGGATTTGGTCAAAAAGAAAAAGCATTTGGCAGAAATAGACAGTCTCTATTGGGCGTTGCAGTCAAAGGACAAAAAGTTGACGGGACTTGTCCCGAAGGTAACACCGGAAGAATTTCTGGACAATTTGGTAGAAGGTGAAATCAATACATTTTTAATCATAAAAGAGAAAGAATAATATGGAAATCAAACTAACGGAAGAGTTTAAAATCGTTCAATGTACGAATGCACCATTTCTATGGGATTTGTACAGAATCAGAACGGCAAAGGAAACGGGTAAGCAATACGAAACGGCAGAAGCCTACGGTATAGACCTAAAAGGAATTGCCGAAAGATTACCCTATTTTGAGGTAGAAGACAAGGTAAATAAACCCGTTTCTTTTAAAGAGTTTGTGGGTATGTTTGAAAAAGAACAAAAGCAGATTATTGAAGCGTTTTTAAAACAGGTAAAAGAGAAATAACGATTTATTTATCAATCAATTAAATTAAAAGAATTATGAAATTTGACAAATCGAAATTCAAGAAGCAATCAATTGAAGATGTAGAAGCTGAAGTAAAACAGGCTGAAAAGACAATGTACAAAGGCAGTAAGAGCTATACAGGCTTTGCTACCGTCCAGAAAGGAAAAAACGTATTCCGTGTTGTTCCGGCAATGGGTAAGGCTTATGTAGCTTGTAAGATGTCCAAATTGCGTGTAGAAGTACCTACTTATGATGCGAACGGTAAGGTGACCGGCAAGGAGGTAAAAGACAAGAATGTTTTCTGTGCCGACATTCACGGAAAGAATCTTTTGAAAGGGAAAGACCCTATTGTCCTGTATTGTGACTATGTGAGAAAAAAGGCTTCCGAAGAATATCAGGATGATACGGAACGCAGAAAATTCCTTAACCCTATTATGGGGTATAAAAAGGGAAACAAGTTTGTATGGGGTATCAACCCGTCTTTAGCGTATGTCTGCTATGTGTACCAAGGAACAAAAGACTTTGCCCGTTTGCAATTGTACGGAACATGGATGAACCGCATAAAGGAAATTTCGGTTGAAATGTCGGACGATGAAACGGTTTCTTTCGATATTTTCTCTCAATTGGAAGGAGCATACCCGCTTGTGATCACAATGGGGGAAGATGATAAAGGAAAGAAAACCTACTCTTTGTCTGCCGGTATTCCGAAAAAAGGACAAACTTGGGATGAGTTCTTTGAAGAAACTGTTATTCCTGATGAAGATATGGAGTATTTCTTGAATGAAGTTCCTACGCTGGAAGAAATCTACAAGGATGTTTATTCACAGAAAGATTTCAATATGGCTCTTGACGGGTTGAAGCGTTTTGACGAAGAAAACGGATACGATATTTTTGCTGATGATGGCTTCCTTACTGAAATAGAGGAGATGGCTGCATTGATCCCGGAAGAGGGTAGCAAAGACGATGAGGGGGAAGATGAAGCTCCCAAAAAGACAAAATCCACTTCTAAGTCAAAGAAAGCGGAAGAACCGGAAAACGAAGATGAGGAAGAAGAAAAACCTGCTCCAAGAAAGAAAGCTCCGGCAAGTGCACCGGCAAAAGAAAAAGCAGCAAAAGTCGCTTCTTACCCTCCCCTTTCAAAGATGAAAAAGTTCTTGGAAGACTATATTGGAGAAGAGTACTCGGAAGCTGAATTGCCGGACGATCTGACAATAGCAGAGGTTCGTTCTTGGTATGATTTGGCACAAGCTGGAGAGGCACTTCCTTTCCCGGAAGAAGATGAAACTTCCACAGAAACGGCATCTGAACCGGAATCGGACGATGAACCGGAAAATGAGGAAGAACCCAAAGAAGAATCTCCTATTGACGAAGATGCTACGGACAAGGACGAAGAACTTCTAAAGGCTAAAGCAAGATTGCAAGAGCTGAAAGCCAGAATGAAAAAGAAATAATTTCTTCTTTTTTAGTTTTCATATTTTTCTAATTTGGTTTGGGGACTTGAAATACAGTCCCCTTCCTTTCTAACAAAACAAACATGAGCAAAAAATATTTAGCTATAATCTCAACCGACCATCATCTGTCAGAGGGAAATGCTTCTACCATAAAAGATATTTTGCTGGAAGAAATGGAAATAGCCGACAAAAAGGGTATTAAAACCCATATCTGGCTGGGTGATGTTTTTGACAACAGGGTATCTCAAAGGGAAGTGTGTCTTTCTACGCTTCACGAAATATTGGAAGCGTATGACGAAAACGGACATCAAATAATTTGTATTCCCGGTAATCATGACAAAACATCCTATTCAAGTCAAAAGTCATTTCTTACAGCTTTCAAGCATCATCCTTCTTTTACTTTGGTGGAAGAATTGGACGGTATGCAGATAGAAGGGGTTTATTGCTTTTTCCTGCCATTTTTCACTGATGACATTTTACTTGACGAATTGGCAGAAATCGGGGACAAGAGAAAGAAGAACATCCTATTCGGGCACTTTGCCGTAACCGGTAGCAAGAACATGGACGGTACAGAAGTAAAAAGCGAACTAAAGCCTTCCATGTTCGAGATGTTTAAAAAAGTGTATTTGGGACACTATCATAATTACCAACGTGTAGGCAGTAACATTTACCATTTGGGAAGTGTTCAACAGAACAATTTTGGGGAAGATGAAAAGAAGGGTTTTTGGCTTCTGGATTCTGATTTGGAAGTCGATCTTATCCCTTCCACAAAAGGAACAGTATTCAAAAAACTGGAAATTGACTTAGAAGAAACACCACACAAGCAAGCGGTGGCACTTATTAACAAGTTCAAGAAAGAAAACCCTACCGCTCGTGTAAGGGTAAAGGTTTGGGGAGAACAATCTTCACTTGATGCTTTTGATAAAGATGCTTTTACAAAAGAAGGTGTGGACATCAAAAAGAAATTCAAGGAAATAGAAATAAAGGAAGTCCTTGCTCCTACCGTAGAGGTAAAGACTTTGGAGAAAAAGGATATAGAAGACAGATTTTCGTCTTTCTGCAAAGAAAACGGATATGATGAAAAAGAAGGAAAGGAAATTTTAAACAAACTGCTTTATGGCGAAGAAAAAGGAAACTAAAAAGATAGAAGAAGCTCTTGTTGTGACAGACGAACAACCTGTAGAAGAAAAGAAACCCAATCGTTTAGGTGATCTTATTTCAAGAATAGAAGATCGTTTTGGCAAGGATGCTGTGGCAGGGAAAAGGCAGGACATTGAATTTGTTCATTCCGGTTCTTACCTACTGGACGAAATACTTGGTGGAGGATGGGCAAAAGGTCGTGTTGTGGAAGCCTACGGAGGCTTTTCTTCCGGTAAGACAAGTATTGCTTTCCATTTGGCAACGGAAGTGCAGAAAACAGGAAAAGCGGTAGGATATCTTGACACGGAAAACGCTGTTGATCCAAAATACATGCAGGCGATAGGAATTGATTTGTCCCCCGACAAGTTTATCCTTTCCCAGCCTTCTACCGCAGAAGAAGTGCTTGAAATAGCAAAGGAAATGTGCAATGAAGAATCTATCGGACTTGTTGTGATCGATTCCATTGCCGGACTTGTTCCTACTGCTCTTTTGAATGGAGAGGCAGGGGACGCACATATAGGACTTACAGCTCGCCTTTTAAGTTCCCAAGTAAATATCCTAAAGAACATCTGTAAGCAGACCGGATGTATCCTTTTTTGCATCAATCAAATCCGGTCTAACATAGGCGGATACGGCGCGGCCACCACAACGCCGGGAGGTTTTGCCATTCCTTTTTATGCAAGTCAGAGGATCGAGCTTGCTCGTGTGGGTTCTGAAAAAGAAGGAGAAACACAAGTTTCCAACAAGGTGAAGATAACCTGTAAGAAAAACAAGGTTGCACCGCCTTTTAAAGCATGTCAAATCATTATCCGGTTCGGGGTAGGGATTGACAAGGTGATGGAAATTGTGAACATGGGACTTGATTTGGGTGTACTTTCCAAAAAGGGGACTTACATCTATTATGGTGAAGAAAAGATAGGGTTCGGTTTCCCGAAAACAAGAAAACGTCTTTTGGAAGATGCAAAGCTGTTTGGGAAAATTAAGAAGGATGTTCTTGATACGTTCAGAAAGAAAGAAACAACATTTGAAAACAAGGAAGAAGAAAATGAAGCCGATTAGAATTGAAGCAACAAATTTCGTGTCATTCGAACACTTTAAATACGAATTTCAAGATGGGGTAACTGCACTTGTAGGGTTAAATAAAACAGACGACAATCAAGGAAGTAATGGTAGCGGGAAAGCCTTAACAATGGATGCAGACATCCTTACTCCTAATGGGTTTGTAAAAATGAGAGAAATAAAGGTAGGAGATGTTATCCTTCATCCTTCCGGTGGGTATCAAGTAGTAAGAGCAATCCCTTTTCATGACATTGATGTTGCTTATAAGATTACGTTTTCTGACGGGACGGAAGTCAAATGCAACAGAAGTCATTTATGGAAAGTACGTTTGCATAAAGACGAAGACTGGCATGTGATCCCGCTTGAAGAAATCATGAAAAGATCGAAAGACGAAGAAGTCTTTTTTGAAGTGCCGGAATGTTTGGGTAAATCTTCCCGGAAGATGATCGCTTTTACTTGTTTGGGCGCGGAAGAACAACAGTGCATAACTGTTTCCGGTGAAGACGGCATGTTTGTCACAAACAACTACATTCCTACCCATAATTCATCCATGCAGCAAGCTGTCTATTTTGCCATTACCGGGAACAATTACCGAAGCAGTGTGGATAAAAAGCTCATTAGAAGGGGTGAGAAGGAAGCAAAAGTATTATTGGATATAGAGTGTCCAATAAGAAAAGAAACTCTCTCTATCGAGCGTATTTTGCCCTTAAAAGGAAGCAGTAAACTAAATGTGTCTTTGAACGGTAAACCGGTAGAACTTGCTACCGTAAAAGACGGGAACAACTATATCCTTTCTTGGATTGCCATTTCACCGGAAGATTTAAAAAGCTATTTCCTTATCTGCAAGGAATACTACAAATCGTTCTTTAAAAGCTCCAATACAGATAAATTGGCTCTTATCAGTCGGTTTATCAATTACGACTTTTTGGATGGAGCAAAAGACATCATTCAAAAAGAACTGGACACTTTATCTTCTCAAAAACTTGCTATTCAAAGCAAAAAGGATCGTGCAGAAGGTAGCATAGAAGCACTAAAACAGGTAATAGAAGATGCTGCCAATTTTGACTTTGAAGCCGACAAACTATTTCGTATCGAAAAAAGAGAAGGTATGATAAAGTCTCTGAAAGAAGAAATTGATTCTTTCCGGTATGAAATTAGTCGTGCAGACAAAAGTATAAAAGAAAATAATTCCACTTTGGAAGAACTGGAAGCTCTTTTAAAAGAAGAAGAAAAGAAGAAAGACTGCCTGCCTTCTACTAAAGAAATTCAGGAAGTGATTGAATCTGTTAAAAAGGAATTGGGGGAAACAAAAGCAAATCAGAATGAAGTGCTGGAAATGAAAGAAGAACTTTCAAAAATTCATGATGAACTGAAAGTATCCCTTAGAAAAGTCCTTGTAAACTTATCCGGTGCGATTACTTGCCCAAAATGTAAGCACAAATTCCTTACACTGAAAGACGCTACGCTGGAGCAGGAGGAAAAGAAGAAAGTGAAAATCGGAAAACAGGAGAAAGAAGTTGTTTCCGAGATGGAGACTTTGGACGAATCTTTGAAAGAATACGAAGACCTTATTTCTTCTTTCATCCAAATAAAAAACGAGCAAGAGGATGAAATGGACAAGATTCGTCAGTCGGCACAGGAAATCAATACATCTATTTACAAGATCAATGATGATATTGAAAGTATCAAAAGCACTATTTCTTCTTTGGAAAGGAAAAAGAAAACCTTGTCTGAAAAGATTGAATCCAATATGTCCGATATCAAAGACAATGAAAAGCAGATAAAGGAAATCAAGAAAGAAAAAGCTACGAAAGTGGATGTGTCTTCACAAGAAAAACAAATAGAGGACACTATGCTTTCGATTGCCGGATATGACAAGGAGCTTTCCGATTTGGACGCACTTCTATTCAAGAAAAAAGAATGGATCGGCAGATTTAAGTCTTTCAAGATGTACCTTGCATTGGAACAGTTGAAAAATATCCAATCGAGAGCTAATAACATTCTGAAAGCGGAAAACAGCGACCTTCGTATCTTAATAGAAGGATTTAAGACAAAAGCGGACGGGGACATCAAAGAAGAAATAACACCGTATGTCGTCCGGGACGAAGCGGAAAACTTTTGGTACTACAGCGGTGGAGAACGCGCAAGGGTGGAAATAGCCCTTATCATTGCTATCCAGAATATGATAAACGAAACAAACAAATGGGGAGGACTGCAATTCCTATCCATTGATGAAATCACGGAAGGGCTGTCGAAAGAAAGCCTGTATGATGTGATCGAAGCGTTGGAGTTTATCCAATATCCTATTTTGGTTACCACCCATATTTCGAATGAAAACGCTTCATGCAAAACGCTTAAAATAGTAAAGGAGAACGGCGTAAGCCGTATTGAACAATGAGTAAGGAAACAGAATTGAAATTTTATATTGGAATAGATAATGGTGTGACCGGCTCGATTGGAATAGTAGGGAAAGATCTTACCTACTACAACATGGTAAAAACACCTGTTATTTCCGGTCAGGATTACACAAAAGCAAAGAAAAACATCTCTCGTGTGGATGTAAAAGTATTGGCAGAAATTATTGCAGATTTACAGGAACACGCACCATGCGTTGCGATTGTTGAACGTCCCATGAAGAATCCTGCACGCTTTGAGGCAACTTGTTCTGCCATGCGTGCGTTGGAAGCAGAGCTGACTGTATTGGAGCTTTACCAAGTACCGTATATTTTTGTGGATTCCAAGGAATGGCAAAGAGAGCTACTGCCAAAGGGAATTACAGGCGCACCGGAGCTTAAAAAGGCTTCTTTGGATATAGGGAAAAGGTTGTTCCCGGAAGTGCTTCTAAAACACCCGGACAGGGATGGTATTCTGATTGCCGAATATGCAAGACGGAAAGGTCTGATTTAGAAATCTGACAATTTCAAGACAAAAATGTACAAAAATGCTTGGTGATGTAATAATATACTGTTACATTTGCGTCCGTTATAAGTAACAAACAAAATAATTTCGACTATGGCAAACGGTAAGTATTTGAACATTTTTGTCTTGTCCTTCTTGGACAGACTGGAAAGTATCGAACACGATCTTTCCTATCTCAAAAGTAATGTAAACGACCCTTCAAGACTGGAAGAAGTGGAAAAGCAACTTTCTCTTTTGAAGGACAAAATCAAACAGATTCAGAATGATAAGAATATATTGTGGCAATGAAAACTGCGAAAGGTTTGGGATAAAATCTCCCATGACAAACACAAAATTCGTCTTTCGGTACAATAAACTTGTCCCTTCAAATCTTCCCAAATGTCCGGTATGTGGCATTCAAGTTTCCTATGAAGAAGAAAAGAACGAAACAGTTCCCGATATTTCCATAGGAGAATTTAAAATGATGTCCACCGAGAACAAAGCGAAGATGTTAAAGAAAAGGGCAAACGACTTTTCAAAGAAAGACGGAAGTGAGGATAGAAAACGCTTCTATCAAGAGAAAACAATTAAGAACGTGTTGAACATAAAATAAATATCAACCATGGAACGTAATTCTTATATAGCTATCAGTCATATGCAACGAATAGGAAAGAAGCCTGTTCTTGCTATTATGTCGGCAGACGGAAAGATGGAAAGAGCCATCCTTTTAGACAACTTCAACGGGAAGACAAGGGACTTTTACCAAAACGAAGCAATTGGAAGGGATATTACAGATATTATCCTGAAAGCCAACCTTTCCAATTATTCGGAAGGAACAATAAAAGGATGGATAAAGGAACGTGATTCTATCTCTATTAGTTTTGGGCATGATAACTTCGTGATTTACAAAAGCGTATTAAAACCGCATGAACTCGAAGAATAACTGTATCCTAAACAGATTGAGAGATAAGACAATAGAACTTCCCGGAATAGGAGAAGCCACAATCAAAGGTGTGAGAGTGGCAAGGGATTTTAGAAACATTGAATTGGATGTTGTTCGAAACGGAAAATTGAAATCATTAAGGATAGGAATAACAGGATTTTTAAAATCCGCAATCATAAAGGAAAGTATATGATGAAAAGAAATTCAGTAATTGCTTTTTGTTTGTTATTTTGTTGTTTTATTGGTTTGGGCGGGTGCAAATCCCGTCCTTCCCAAAGAACAGACTATAACTTCACATTAAAGGATTCCCTATTCTGGGAAAGAGAACTGACAGACACGCTTATAAAGATTCCCTATTCAATTGTAAACCTCACTATCAATCCTCAAAAAATGGAAGATGGGGAAAAGAGGGAAACAAGCAAGGGACAAGCAAATGTGATTGTTCAGAAAGTAGGTGACACCATTATTGTAACAGCTTCTTGCGATAGTCTGGAATTGGTTGTAAAAAGCCTCAAAGAAAGACTGTCCAAGATAAGTGAAGAAAACGGAAACTTGAAAGAAGAGGTAAAGACATTTCCCAACAGATTACTTTCTTTTTTGGGAGGGATGGGGATAGGTGCTTTTACAATTTTGATTGCATTATTCATATTACTAAAAATAACGAAAAGAATTTGAGATTATGGCTAAACTATTAGTAGCGGACAAAGAAATGATTAGAAATCAATTTGTCCAAAAAGTAGAAAAGAAATTGAGTGATTATTTGGCGGCAATTGGATCACAATTGCAAGATAGAGTGGATGATATTCTTCCGCCAGAAATAAAATCCATTGTAGACAGATATCCGTCCATGCAACCACTTTTGTTTTATGGTCGCATCTCTACAGATGAACTTTTAAAAACAACAAAGGATGCTTGTATCTATGAACCCATTCCTTTGGATGGAATAGGGTTGCCTAAAATGTTCTATAATGAATACATGGACGATTTAAAACGCTATTTCGAAAAAGATATTTTGGAATGGAGCAAGAAAGCGTATGCGCTTAAAAAGCTGAAAAACGAAACCAGAAACAGGGTTGCTTGCGCTCTTGACCATATCAACACAGAAAAACAATTGCAAGACAACTTCCCGGAAGCCTATAAGATTTTGATAGAAATCAAGGGCAAGCAAAAAGAAGAAAACAAGTGTGATTCTGTAGAGAATACCAGAGCATTCCTTTTATCCTTAGACAAATAAAAATCATGACAAAGAAGCAAAAAGAACTGGAAGGCAAAATCATAGAAGCCAACCAAAAATACAGAGAAGGTGCTCCTATTATGAGCGATAAGGAGTATGATCTTTTGATTGATCAATTGAAAAAGGAATATCCTGATAGCGAAATCCTGACAAAGCCTATCATTGAAGAAAACAAAAAAGGTGACCGGATGGAAAAGTTGCCGTATCCTATGTTTTCTTTGGAAAAGGTAAAAACAATCAGTGAGATTAGAAGATGGGTTAAAGATGTATGGGAACTTCACCCAAATGACAAAATTGTCATTACACCTAAATATGACGGCATTTCCCTTTTGGTGGACGAATCGACAAATGAATGCTGGACAAGAGGTGACGGAGTAGAAGGACAAAGAAGTGATCGGCATTACGAATATGTCAATCATGGCAACCCTATGGGAAAGAAATCTTGCTTTACTTTTGGTGAAGCCATTATTCCTGTCGGTATGTTTCTGAAAAATGTAAAACCACTTGGTTACAAAAGTGCAAGAAATTCTGTGGCAGGAGCTTTCAATGCGGATGAAATGAATCCGCAGGTTTTAGGGAACACCGCCTATATCCGATACGGTATTATGGATTCAGATAGGGATAAATCTTTGCAGCTTGCAGAGCTTTACAATGTTTACGAACCGTATGCAACACAATACTGGGTGACTTCTGCTTCTGTTTTCGATGATGAAAAATCCGCTTTTGATTACTTGAATGAACTGTTTGAACTTACCAAAAATTTCAAATGTGACGGTCTTGTAATTGAAGTGGACGGCAAGGATATTCGTAATACTTTGGGACGGCTTCCTAACGGAAATCCGCGTTACGCGATTGCTTACAAAAACCCGGATTGGCAAGAAAGGTACACAACCAAAGTTACTTCTATCGAATGGGGTATTTCAAAAGATGGGAAAAGCAAGCCTGTAATCGTTTTTGAACCGGTTGAGTTTGATGGTGCTACGGTTACACGCTGTACCGGTTACAATGCAAAATACATTACTGATAACCATATTTGCCCTAATGCTTATATAGTGGTCACAAGAAGTGGAGATGTTATCCCCAAACACTTGGAAACACTGAAATACAGTGTTGAATGCTTTGAAGGAATGTGTGATAGTATGATGTTCTGTCCTTCTTGTGGAGAGCCTTTGAAATGGGATGCAACCCTAACCGACCTTGTTTGTTTAAATCCTAATTGTGATGAAAAAGCGATAAAGCAACTTGTCTATTTCTTTGCTACATTGGGTACGGAAGAAATGCAGGAAGCAACTGTAAGAAAACTCTATAAAGGTGGACTTTTCTCTGTCGAGGACATCATAAACGTAACAAAAGAGGAACTTGAAAAGATCGAAGGAATAGGTAAAAGCCTTTCCAAAAAACTGCGAAAGCAATTTGATTCCTATGTAGACGATGGAGTTCCTTTTGCAAGAGTTCTGACTGCTTACAATGTATTCGGTGGCGTGATAGGAGAAAAGACCTGTCAGATGATTTTCAACAGTCTCACTAAAGACCAAATAGACAGCCTGTTTGAAAAGGAGGAAGTTCCTACGAAAGACTTGCTTTCTATTGATGGTATTGCCGAGACTACCGCAAAGGCTTTTGATGACGGGCTAAAGACATTCTTTGATCTTTGCAGTGGTACACCTGTTTCTATTTCTTTTATTCAAGAAGAAACGGTGAAAAATGACAATCCCGAATCAGTTTGCTTTACAGGATTCAGAAATAAACAGTGGGAAGAACGTCTTGCAAAAGAAGGACACAAAGTTGTTTCCAGCGTATCCAAAAACACAACAATCCTTGTAACGAAAGACAAGGAAAGTTCTTCATCCAAAGTAAAGAAAGCAAAGGATTTGAACATTCCTATTTTGACACCGGAAGAATTTGAAATCAAAATAGGATGGAAAGAGATATAGAAGACTGGATCAATGACTTCGAGGATGAAGAAACTTATGATCCTAATGAAGACGATCAATTCGAGTAGTTTAATTTGACATAAAAACGAATGAATAAGATTTACAGGGAGGTAACTTTCAACTTCATGAAAGCATTGAATAAAGCCGGGTTTAGAACAAATGCCAGAAGTTTTATTTCCATGCGGTCTGTGGACAAAATTATCTCCCTACTCTTTGAAGTCATATTCGACAAACTGGAAAGAGACGGAAAAGTCAATATCAAGAATTTCTGTATCATTAAGAAGATTAAGTGTAAGAATGACAAATATTATTTTGAATTTATAGACAATAGAAAGAAATGAACACGAATTTTGAAACCAAATTTGGATGTGGTAAAGCTGCAACAGTAGAATGGTACACACCACCTTATATTATTGAAGCGTTGGGGAATAATTTTGATCTTGATCCTGCTGCACCTAAAAAAGATTGGTATACAGCAAGAAAGTGCTTTACTAAAGAAGACGATGGATTAGCTCAAGATTGGAAAGGGTTTGTGTTTCTTAACCCTCCTTATTCTCAACCCGAACTTAAATTGTTTATAAAGAAATTGTCAGAATATGGAAATGGAATTGCTCTTATTTATTCGAAAGTAGGGAATCAAATGTTTTTTGATTATATATTTGACAAAGCAACATCTATTTATTTTCTTAGAAAAAGAATCAAATTTATTGATGTAGACGGAAAAGAAGGCAAAAGTCCTAATGCAAATAATTGTTTTGTTGCTTATGGAGAAAAGGCCGATAAAGCATTGCAAAATTTGGAATTGCCTGGTAAATACATAAAATTGAACGATAACTATATATCAGTTTAGACCATCATGTATTATTACAGAGAAAAGGATTATTGGTATTTTGGTGCGTTGGAAAAATCAGTTTACAAGAACCTTAAACTGATTTCATCCTTTAAACGCAATGCTACCAATAAGGAAATATACATAAAATCTGATCCGGCAAAAGATTTCCTTTTAAAAGAGTTTGTTTCCGACAACGAAATAGAAGAAGTTGATCCTCTTTCAATAGTCCGTCCTGGCTGCAAAGCCGAAATAAAGCCTTACAAGGAACTTTTATCCCGAAAGGATATAGAACTATTGATAGACAATCTTCCTCTTTTAAAAAAGCCGAGAAGCTATCAAATGGACTATCTATATTACGCAGTCAATCACGGAAATCATATAAATGGCTCTTCAGTGGGGACAGGCAAAAGTCTATGTTCTGTTCTCTATGCCGAAATGCTTGATCTTTTTCCTTGTATGGTGGTATGTCCGGCTTCTGTGAAATCCGGTTGGTTGAGAGAATGGAAAGAAACAAATCCCAATAGACGGGTATCTGTCATTTCCACTACTTCACCGGCAGAAGATTTTGATGCCGATGTTCTTGTGATCAATTACGACATTCTGGGGAGAAGAACAGAAAAGAACGGCAAGACCTCTATCGAAATAAGGCTGGACGGGATGAAGAAAAAGACATTCTCTCTTATCATAGCCGATGAAATCCATTTTCTGAAAAACAGGAAATCCATACGGAGCAAAACATTCAAAAAGTTGACGGGAAAATCCTCTGCCATCATAGGGTTAACCGGTACGCTTATCATGAACCGTCCGTCAGAACTGTTGAACATACTTGCACTTATAGGAAGATTGAAAGAGATTGCGCCGGATGACCCTTACCATCACTATTTCTTTGAAAGATATTGCAACATGAAAGAAAATTTTTTTGGAATGGATGTGACAGGTGCATCCAATATCAAGGAATTGAACGACCTTCTCATCAAATGTTGCTATTTCCATGTAAGTAAACGGGATGCTTTAAAAGAGCTTCCGCCTGTAACCGAAAACATGGTGGAATGCGAGATAACCAACAAGAAGGCTTACAAGTCTGCGGAAGAGGATTTATTGGAATTTATCTTTAAGCATTTCAAGGATGAAGAAAAGGTGGAAAAAGCTGCAAGAGCGGAGTTTTTGGTAAAGATGAATCTTCTAAAACAGCTTTCTTTGGAAGGAAAGGTGAAAGCAATTAAAAAATGGATAGAAGAATGGTTAGAAGCAAACGAAGATGACAAATTACTCGTATTCGGTTCTCATTCCACTATTTTGAAAGACATTCAGAAACTTTTCAAAAACAGCCTGCTTGTCATAGGTGAGACGACCGGAAAGAAAAGGGAAAAGGTATTGTCTGACTTTTCTTTCGATCCTTCCAAAAGACTTTTGTTTGCCAATATGGGATGTCTGGGTACAGGGGTGGATGGACTTCAAAAGGTTTGCTCAAACATGGCTATCTTGGAATTGCCACCTCGTCCAAGCGATCTTGTACAGGTAATAGGAAGATTGGAGAGGAGCGGACAACAAAACCCGGTCACAATTCAATACCTGCTTTCTTCTTCTACCATAGACAAAGATTTATGGGAAATGCTGAAAAATAAGAAATCGGTTACCGATATGTTGAACAAGGGTTTTGAGGATGATTCAAGTTTGATGATTTTAAAGAAGTATGGCGAAAAAGCAAAGAAAAGGAAAAGTTCTTGAAGTCTGGACGGACGGCAGTTGCTATGCAAAACACCCTAAAAGATTGGGTGGTTCTGCTGTTTATATCAAATGGAAAGACAAAGAGTATCACATAAGAAAAGGGTTTTCTCATACCACTATAGGCAGAAGGGAAACGGAAGCTGTTCTAATGGCTTTAAAGGCTATTAGAAAGGATTTAAGAGCAACCGTTACCTTCTATATAGATAGTCAGTATGTGGTCGATCAATTGAGATACAAATTCGTAGACTGGGTGAAAGAAGACTTGCGTGTAGAGAATCAGGACTTGTGGGAGAAAATCTTCATGGAAGTTTTGGAGCACACAAAATTAAGAATAAAGGTCAAATGGATTCCGGGACATAGGAAAGATTACAATGATCCTATTGTTTGTGGGAACTTCATTGCCGACTATTTAGCGGATTACAAAAAATTCAGTAAGTATGAAAAAGATCGTCGTGTATAACAATCTCATCCCTTTTAAGGGATATGCAGCAATGACTATTTTCCCTTTTATTTTTGCAAGGAAAGAGTACAAACCGTTGGGAGACAAAACAATCAATCATGAATCCATTCATCTAAAACAGCAAATAGAGCTTCTTATCCTGCCTTTCTATTTATGGTATGGGATAGAGTGGGTTGTAAGATTAATCCAATACAAGAACTTTAAAGAGGCTTATCGAAACATTTCTTTTGAAAGGGAAGCGTACGATAACGAATGGGACGAAGAATATTTAGATGGTATAAGAGAACCATTTGAGTTCTTGCATTATCTAAGAAAAGAAGATTAACAATAATAAAAGCAAACGAAAAGAATTATGGAATGGAGCAAGTATCAATTGGCTATTTTCGATGCTTACGAAAATACCAATAAAAACATAGTAGTAGAAGCTGCACCGGGTAGCGGTAAAACATTTACGCTCAAAGAGTTATGCAATCGGACAAAAGAAGGTACAAGTTGTTTGTTTATGGCTTTTAACAAAAGTATTGCAGAAGAGCTAAAAACAAAACTACCTACTACAGTAGAGTGCAACACTTTTCATTCAATGGGACTTCGTACATTAATGAAAAATTTTCGATTCCGAATGCAGCTTGAAGAAAACAAATGCTTTTCTCTTTGTATGGAATTATTTAATTTTAGAAAAAAGGAGTACAAAGAGAAAATGCGATATTATTTTGCCTTACAAGAATTATGGGAAAAGATTAGGCTGTCGCTTTGTGAAATCAACGAAAGAAATGTCTCTGCGCTTTGCATTGAATATGATCTGGATTATGAAGATTCAATGATAAATGATCTGAATAAAATCAATGAAAGGTGGAGAAAGGATTGTGCCAAAATACAAGACAACAAATCTTTCAAAATGGACTTTCCAGACATGCTATGGATTCCATATAATTTTGTGGATGAGATAAACTTTCCTAAGTATCAAGTTGTTATGGCAGATGAAGGACAGGATTTATTCACACTTCAAAAGGAAATTTTACAAAGATATATCAAACCAAGAGGAAGGTTTGTTGCTGTAGGGGATTCAAAACAACTTATTTATAATTTCATGGGTTCCGATTTGGATGTATTCAATTCTATAAAAGGAATGCCGAATACAATTTGCCTCCCACTTTCTGTTACTTACAGATGTGCAAAGAAAATTGTCGAAGTAGCGAATAAAGTGTTTCCTGGTACAGAATGTGTTCCCACAGCAAAAGAAGGCATTGTAAGAAGTGGTGACATTTTTGAAGCTGAAAATGAGGATTTTATTCTTTGTAGGAACAATTATCCTTTAGTTGTCACTTTTATTATGTTGCTGGAAAGAGGAAAGAAAGTATCCATCATGGGACGGGACTTCGGGGAAAGTCTTTGCCGGCTTTTAGATGGACAGGAACGCTTGGACGACCTATACCTCCTATTAGACGATAAAGTCTCTAAATTAAAAGGAAAAGGTCTGTCTGAAATCGCTATTACCAACAACGCTTCTTATGTGGCATTGAAAGAAAAAGTTTCTATCATTGAAATTCTATACAAGCGTTTCCCTGGTTCTTTTTTAGCTTTGAAACAAAAGATCAAAAACATTTTCTCTGACGATAAAACCGGCATCATTCTTTCTACCATACACAAAAGCAAAGGATTGGAAGCAAAACGGGTTTTCTTTTTAAATCCTGAATTAATTCCTTCCAAGTTTGCAAAGACACCTAAAGCTCTGTATGCAGAGGATTGCTTGAAGTTCGTTGCTATTACAAGGGCAAAGGAAGAACTGGTTTATTGCCATATAGATACAGAAGAATCGCCTTTATAAGTAACAAACAAAAGAAAGAAAAACTGACAATTTTACGTATTTTAACTATAAAAGAGCGATTATGTAACAGTATAATGTTACATTTGCAACATCAAAAACTAAGAAGATGAAAAAGAATAAATTTTATATCATTGTTCCTCATGAAAATGGGAAAATTTCGCTTTTCAATGCAAGCAAAATAGAAGAGCTGGGATCTTATTTACCTTCTATGGAAGCTGTAAAGACAAACATCGAGCTTCAAATGGCAAAATGGAGAAAGGATCATTCCTATAAACCGCAACCGTTAATGTTGGGTGTTCCTTTGGATGTATTCTTGAAAGTGAAAGCCATTACAAAAGGCAAATGGAATGAGATACCTTTGAACCAAGGCTGTAATGGCGTACCATCCGTTCTTCTTATCCCTAATAAAAAGGAAGATGGGGAAGAATGACGGAATCACAAAAGATGTCCTTGTTGCTTTAGACAGTGACGCAAGAGCCATGAGATGTGATGAGATATATGAAACCGGGCATCTCACTCTTGCAGTCACTTTAAAAAATCATTCAGAATTTGGAAGGGAACTTGCAGAGTGTATCAAAGATGATTACAACCATGTAATGAATTTTACTTTGAATACCGGCGACAGTTTCAAAGCAACGGCAGGACTTCTTGTAATGGATATGTGGGGAAACTGGATGTCTTTGTTGTCGGCCGAAGGAATACCGCTTTTCTCCTATGATTTTTCCGCATGGAGAAAGAAAGCCAAAAAGTTTCTGTACATAGAAAAAGCATCTTTTCTTCCCGACCCGGAAATAACCTACAATTTTAAGATGGAATCACCGTCTAAGAATTTCGTTATTATCCCAAGGGGTAGTGAGGGGTGCGATTTTACAAAAGGAATTATTTTACAATCATTAATCTAAAGCATCATGTATTTCGAATCAACTATAAATTACTGGACAGACAATCCGGACGGTTTTAAACCTCCAAGAATACCTATTAAAAGAACTATTCTTGTTAGGGCTTACACCTATACGGAAGCGGAAGCAGTGTCCATAGAATGGGGGACAAAAGAAACAGAGGAAGAAATCAAAATATCACCCATTAAGGAGCTATCCATTTATACAGTGATAGAAGATGATTCTGCTGGCAAATTCTTTAAGGTTAATGCTCTTTACCCGGAAGAAACACCTAAAGGGAAAATCAGAATACAAAAGGTCTCTTTAATGGTTCAATCCGCATCAGATGTAGAAGCGATCGAGGTTGTAAAGAAGTATTTCGATTTTCTTCCTACAAGAGATGAGTTGGTAATTAAAGCTGTTACATTAACGGAAATCGAAGAATATCTTAAAATAGATGAATAAATGAATGTACTTAGTTTATTTGATGGAATGTCATGCGGACAAATAGCATTAAAGGAATTGAATATTCACATTGACACTTATTATGCTTCCGAGATAGACAAGTTTGCTATTAAACAAACTCAACTAAATTTCCCGAATACAATACAGGTGGGAGATGTTAGGAAAGTAAATGTAGTGGATTTACAACCCATTGATTTATTAATAAGAGGGTCGCCATGTACCAATCTTTCGTTTGCAGGGACAAGAAAAGGTCTTTGCACAAAAGAAAATATTGAAATCCTATCACTCGGGCAATACCTTGAACTAAAAGAACAAGGCTTTGAATTTGAAGGGCAATCCTATTTATTTTGGGAGTACATGAGAATACTTATAGAAATAAGAGAATACAACCCCAATATATTGTTTCTATTGGAAAATGTAGAAATGGGAAAGAAATGGGAGTCTGTTTTTAATAAAGCCATTGGAACGCAAGGAATCCATATTAATTCATCTCTTGTATCTGCTCAAAGCAGGAAAAGGATATATTGGACGAACATAAATGGCGGAAACATTCCGCAACCTAAAGATGAAGGATTGTTTTTAAGAGATATATTGGAAGATGAAGTGGATGAACACTTCTTTCTTTCTGAAAAGGCTCTTAAAGGGATCGAACTTCACAAAGAAAGAAACAAAGAAAAGAAAAACGGGTTCGGTGCAGACATAAGAAAACCTTCTGACAAATCCCAAACCATACGAGTAGGTGGAAAAGGCGTATATGATTTGGTAAGTATTCCTTCAAGAAAAGTAATCCAGTTGAACAAAACAAATGAATTTGGGAAACAACCAAGACAACAGAACAGGATATATGATCCACAAGAAATACCCCCTGCGGTTTTGGCAAACATGAGTTGCGGAAGCCATGCTATATTAGATAATTTCCGCATACGAAGACTTACTCCTACTGAATGTGCAAAATTGCAAACCATTCCTGAGTGGTACAAATGGCAATGCAGCAACACTCAACAATACAAGATGCTGGGTAACGGCTGGACAGTAGATGTAATCGTACATATTTTAAGTCACATGAAAATGAATGAAATAGAATAAAAACAGTTTATATTTTCCATAATAGTTAAGATTCATTTTGGGAAAGCCGGTCTGTGAAGATATGTTTTCCTACTTTTTCACAAGTACAATTTAAAAACAACAAGACATGAGCAGAAAGAAAGAAACAGAGCTTCAAAAGCTCATTAGACATATTAATTCCATAGACCGTCCATTTGAGTTTTACGATGTGTCGAGATGTAATTTATTCTTTAACGGTACACTTAGAAAAACTATTACCTATCTTTACAGAGCGGGATTTATAGAACGGATTGAAAGAGGACGTTATAAACGCCTTAAAACAATCCCGGAGAATATAACTACTGTGGAGTTAGAAAAAATGGCTTACAAACGATAAAAGATATGGAATTTTCGACAATTTGCATTGTATTACTGGGAATAATAACGGTTTTCCTATTGGGGACTGTATTTGTTCTTTGGTTGAGAGTTAAGAACTTGAGACACTACTGCATGGCAATAGATTCAAGAATTGATTCTGTAAGACTTAACTATCTCATAGGTTTTAGAAACCTCTTGATTCAGCAGGAAAAGTTTGAAGATGTAGAATACATAGACGAACTGATCAAAGACGAATATCCCGACATAAACCTAAAGGAAGTGACAGTAGAAGACATGCTTGATTTATTATAAACTTTTAAAAATCAATTGATTATGGAGATTAAAGTAAAAAGAATAACACCTATTGATTATCCCTATACAATAGGAAAGATGTACATTGATGAGACTTATTTTTGTGACACCTTGGAAGATCGTGTAAGAGACAAGGACAAGTCCGGTAAATTTGACAACGGGGAAACAAAAGTATATGGTGAATCCGCTATTCCTTACGGACGATACAAAGTTGTTGTAAATATGTCTCCCCGGTTTAAAAGAGAACTACCCTTATTGCTGGACGTCCCTCATTTTGAGGGTATTAGAATCCACAGAGGGAATACAGACAAGGATAGCTCCGGCTGTATTCTTGTGGGGGAAAACAAGGTGAAAGGGAAAGTTATCAATTCCACACCTTATGAACAAAAAATTGTTGCTATTCTAAAAGAAGCACAGGACAAAGGGGAAGATATTTGGATTACAATCGAATAACTAAATTTCCTGTATAATTATTCATAGTTAATCGAGTTGCAAACCCTATTAAAAGAAAGGAGGTGGATCATGAAGTAGTAAAATCTATTCTAAATTCCTCTATAAATAAATCTAAGTTTTAATAAAGGAGGACGCCGAAAATCCTTAACAGAGTAGGCGTATTAACAATCTCGTTGTTAGTAAATTACGTTAATCAAGAAAGGGCTTTGAACACAATCTGTAAAAATCGGTTCTTAGCCCTTTCGTCTTTAAAAACTAATAGTATGCCTTACGAAAAGAAGAATATTGAAACTCCCAAAAAGAAACCTATGATCATTCCGGTAAAGAATGCTGTTCCTGCTTGGACAAAGACAAAGGTACGGAACATTATGCGTGATTCCAAATATCCCGAACTTCATGGAGAGATGTATCTGGGTTAAGAATAAGCCCGGAAAATAGTTTTTGTATTGGGTATGATCGACCGGTCGTATTTTGCTTTTAGTCTAAATAGGATTTCTCTTTGAAGGGCTGATTCCTGGTTTTTCAATTTCAGTACCGTTCCCCTATAATCCGATACAGTCCATTTCCCGTCTTTCTTTTCCAAAAGAGACAGACGTGATCTCATATCCCCGTTTACAAATACTTTTATAGATGGGGATATTTTTATTTTCGCGTCCTTTACGTTTACCAGATACTTTTTCAGTTCCGGTAGCATTCTTTTCCTTCCGTCACTGCCCGCATCACCTTCCAGATACTTTATAAACTTTTCTATTCCTTTTATCTTCCGGTCTATACTTTCTTCTTTTTCTCCCGACAGGGCTATTTTCAAATTCCGTCTTGTAATAGGTTTTATGATCGTACTTCCCCACAGGAACCCGTTGGAAGGACAAAGCTCATTAAACCTTTCCACTCTTTTTATATAGAGGTTTATCTTTCTTTCCTTGTTCGTCATAGCTCCCTTTCCCTATTTAAGCCGTAAAGCCTTTAATCTGTCCTTTACAGAGGCTTTTCTTTCGTCATCTATGTAGGTAGCTTCCTGTACTTCATAAGGCGTCATTTCGTCCAGGAACTTCTGGTTTTGCTTTTCCAGCTCTTCCCAATTGGCCGCACGGATCAGATCACCCGGAAGCATGATCTTTTCCCTACCCAGAATAGTTTTATTGAAGCCGTTGAAGTCCTTATAATAACTTGTGGCAAGCTGATGTACCAATACTGTAGGATCAAGACCGGATTTGGCAGCGACAAGACCAATTATAATCGAATTGACGGGAAGTGTACGGAACACACGTGAAACGTTTTCCTGTCCATGCAATGTGGCCGTAATATCTATCTTTCCGTCCACAGTCAGCTTTAGTTCGTTTCCCTTTACTTCCTTCCTTGCTTGTTCAAGCATATTCCTTATTTCCCTTTCAAATATCAATGCCTTATCCTCTAAACCTTCTTCCAAGTATTTATGATACCTTCCCTGTAGGTCTATGATAATGGAGTTGATGATTTGCAGTCTCCCAGCTTCCGTTGCGACCTTGTATTGATTGGACGAAGCGAGAAACACTGCACGCTTGCTTTCTATTTCTGCTTTTTTTCTTGCGAAGATAGATAGAAGTTCCTTTTGTGTCAGATTGATTTTCTTTTCTTGTTTTAGGATTTTCTGGACATCTTCAACGCCGTTCATTTCCCCAAATAGTTTCACAATATAGGAAAGAATATCGGGCGTAACAGACGAAAGCATCTCTTTCCTGTAAATGTCGTTGAAAACCGCTTTTTTTGCCCTTATATCCTCTATGAGAGGCATTATATATATTTCCTTTTGCCGTTGCGCCTTTTCTGCTGCTGCTTTCGTTCCTCCATGTCGGATAACAAAACCTTTTGCAGAATAACTTTTAAGATCGGCCGTAAACTCTTCCCCTTGGCTACCTTCAAAAACAAAAAACCTTTGGGGCGATTCCGACAATGCCCTTTCCGCCATTTCAAGGGCGACAAAGGAATCCTTTAACTCTTTAGAGGCTGTTTGTATTACCTCTGGCGCGTTCTCCATTATTTCAAGAAAGTCTTTTTGCCCTATTTGGGGGAATGACTTTAGTTCCTGATTAATTTTCTGTTTCTTCACCATCTATATCCTCCAGATTTGATTTTATGATTTCCGCACTGTTGAACTGAAAACATTCTGATTTATCCAGATAAGGACATTTATTTATAAATTTGCAACCTTCGCATCTAATAGAAGGCTTGCTAACAGACTTTTGTAACTTCATATTGGTAAATTTTTAATGTTTTGTTTCCGACAAAGTTACAACAAAAGAGATACAAAACAAGTCCCTGCCTATACATCACGTACCAGCAGGGACAACAACTAAACTAATTACTAAATAATAACATAAACTAACATTACGACAAATATGAGTTTTCCACTTTTATTAAGGTAAAGATAGTTATTCTTACCGAACTTCCGGGTAAAATGCCATTTGTTTTAATTGATACATCTTTAGCCTTTTGCCGTTCTCCATCTTGTAGCCTACATATACCAATTTGTATATGAACTGATAAAAGTTACCTGGCAAGAACTTTTGCTTTTGAGGTTTTAATATGTTTTTGACAAAATAACCTTTATAGAAAAACCCTTGCATTCTTTCTGAATCACTAAGCAAAAGTGTTTTCACAATATCCGTTTTTTTATCCAGATAGAAACAATACTCACATGCACTATACTTCCATGTAGTAAACTTTACTCCATCTTTAGTGACATAACGTAATTTTCTTGATTCCATTTTGGTAAATCATTTTAAGTTATCCTTTAATACACTTTGTAAAATACTTTCACCATCAAAAAGACATTCTCTTTTTTCTCCGTCCTCAAAGAAAACAACGATTTTCCCTATTTTGTCATATAAAACAATACTTGCTATATCTTTCTCCGTTCCTATATCTCCGTTTACAGTGTATGTCATAGAATCTAAATCAAGGGAAATAAGTTCTAACATATCGTCTGTGTATTGTACAATAGGTTTTTCTTCCTTTGGTTGTATAGAGTTATCCTTTCCTGCGTGCTTTGTTTCGCCTCTTTCCTTGTCATTTAAAGAGCTTTCTTTTTCACTTTGGATAGGTGGCACTGTTTTACTTTCTTCTTGCTTCAAAACCTTTAGATTAATCATTTTCCTAACTTCTATCTTTTGCCCGTTAACGACGCAAACAAGACCTAAACCTGGATCGTTTGAAACAAAACCGGTATAAGTAGGTGCATCAGCATTACAAGAAAGATTAAATTCTACATAGTCGCCATCTTTCGGCGTATCTTTATATATTGCGTCCAAGTGATTTTTATAAGTTTTCGACAATGAAGGCTCGAATAAATGCAAGTACGCTTCACAAATATTTCGGTATTCATATCTATGTTTTGTGTCGAAAGTAAACACAACAACTCCGCCCTGCTTGATACCAACTTTGTAACGCTTACTCATCTTCCCAATGCAAAATTTATAAAGTTCCTCTTCGATCTTATTTATATTTGCATTTACAGTTTCTTCTATACTGTTGCCAATTATTTTTACGTCAATATCTTTGCCGACAACGGTGCGTATAGTCATTCTATTATTCTCTGTTTCTAAAAGCACATTGTAATATAGTTCGTTTTTGTAAACAGGTTCAAAGCATTCGCTGCAAACGACCCTAAAATTTTTAGTATCCAAATTGTTTTTGCTTTGGTTATCGCAATTGTCCAAAATCGCACTGGTACTGATTGTTTTTATCTCGGTTAGTTTATCTGGTTTACTCTCAACAACGCTGTATTTATCAAAATATTTATCGGTATTGTAACTATATATACAAAAGCATATATCAGCTACTTTTGTCTCAAAAGACAGGAGGTTATCAAAATATAAATTACCGTTCCAATCGTTTAAACATTTTAAAATATCAACAAACCTATAAAAATAATTGCCTGAGAACTCGCTACTTTCTTTTAGTTCAAAAGAAAATTCAGAAAATTTGTAATTATTGTCTATACAATATGCCTCGTTACATGCAACAACTTTTATTTCCTTTGATCCTTTGATAACTTGAATCATAAAATAAGATAGCCCAAATTTCTTACATAGTTTTTGTTGTGTTTTGATACAATTTACAAATGATTTCGTGTCTTTCAGACAAATATTCATTTCTTTGTATAGTTTCGGGAAAGCGGACTTGTAATTTAAAAACTTTTCTTGCTTTTCAAAAGAATAAGACACTACTTTATCTGTAGCAGTATTTTTTACAACAACTTTATACATTCCCTCGCCTTCGGTAACTGTAAATTTACAATTACCAGAACCAATGTTTTTAAGTACGTCAAACGGTATTAATATATCTTTAGTTTCTCCTAAAGCGTTTTTAACATTAACTTTTTTTGCTTTTAATACAAAGTAATTTGTTGCATATATTGTACTATCTGTTAGCGACAAATGTACCGTATTTTCTGTGTATCGATTTGCAATATCCTTTCTCTCTGTTTTTACAGAGGTCAAAGATTTAATTACTTTTTCACTTAATTCTACTTCAAAAGAAGTCGCTTTTTGTCCTTCTTTTGCTTCTACTTCTTTAGTAAATTCTAATTTATCTTTTGCGCCGGATAACTTTTTAAATCTTTCCAGATATTCAAATACTTTAATAATGTCAAAACTGCATTTAAAATTTCCCTTCTCAATAGAAGCAATGTTATCCGTTACACGACAAAGGTAGGATATTGTGTATTTATTCTTTTCAATAAAAGCATAGATATCTTTTATTGTGTACGTTCCTGGATCAGCGTTTTTAAAAAGTTCCTCGAAATAAACCTTTGCGATAGCAAACAGTTCTACAAAAATATCCATAAATAAAGTGTCTGTATTATTAGTTGCTTTCATAATCTTATAAATGTTTTAAATTATTGATAATTAGTTATTGTTTGTTGTGTGGTTTGTCCAAAATAGAAATAGACAAGGTATTTATATTCTATCTTAAATTGACAAAGCACTTTGTGTTTAGTGCCCTTTATCTTCATTTACTACATTAATACCTTCCGGCAATACATTTGTACAAATAAATTCGTTAATCAAATCGGAGGGAATCTTTTTATAGCAATCCGAATAATTAAAACAAAGTTTGTTACTATGATCATAAAATATTACATTATTCCAACTTATCCCAAAAGAAACAACCGCTTTTTTTATTTCGTATTCTTTTTGTGCTTTTGCAATAGCTTTGTTTCTTTCATCTTCAATCTCTTTTAGTTCCTTTTGTTTTTGCTCTTCTTTTCTTGCTTTGTCCCTTAGTTCCTTTTGTGCATTAGATGCGTAGCCTAATTGATATAAATTTTCCAATGCTTCACAATCTTCTTTTGAGAGCTGCTTATATACACGGTCTTTTCCTTCTATTTTTAATTTGCTGTCACTTCTTTTCTCTATCTCTTGAATAGCTTCGTTTGCTAAATTTTCCCAATTTTCGGCAACACCCAAACGAAACACAAGATAATAAAATAAATTTTTGTCATCCGAAGCGTTACGCAAAATTTCGATCGCTTTCATATCAGAAATATTATACATTTCCGAAATTTCTTGATTTGATTTACCTTCGTTGATATGATAACGAATGTTATCTATATACATTGGTTGCCCTAAATGGTTGCAAGTATGCAACTTTTCAAATATAGAAAGTTCAGGTTTAAAATAGGTGATAATGTCGCCTATCGCGCCGGAAATCAAAGTATAATAACGTCCGTTGCCCTTCTTTACCTTGATTTTTCCGGTAAAAGAAAACGTTAAATGCCCATTTTTACACTCGTCATCTAATTTTATTAGATAATCAAATTCATAACAACCAGGATATAAAATTTGATTGCCTATTTTGATATCTTCTCCAAGAAATTTATAAAACGATCCGGAGAAACCAATTCTATTTGTAAATACTTTACTTTCGTTGCTGCTAACTGTAGTTGTCATAATGTTTAATGCGTTTTGTCAAGGTTTGCGCACCTTGTTTAAAAATTAGTTTAGTTGTTGTTATTATTAGTTCTTTTCTTTGATACAAATGTAACACTTTAATGTTACATAACAAGGGAAATACAGTTAAGAAAGGTTAATTTGATGATTTTACTTTATGTTTTGGTTGTTACTTATAAATGATTTTTCAACCAAAACATAAAGTAAAATCAAAACAATAGGAATAGAGAGGATAACATGCAAAAAATTCTTTTCGTCGACAAATAGAATAATAAGAGCGATAACGAAAGAAATAAATACCATTTTCAATGCCTCTAATATTACTTGTATAGCTTTCGTGTTCATAACTTTATTGTTTTACTGTTTATTAAAGTGTATTATTTATATTTATTTTATAGGACTTTCCAAAGGAGATACCGCGCTTTGTATTTTCAATAGGTGTAAATGTTATACTATTCCCGTTCCTATCAATTCCATAAATACCAGTTGCACCTGTTTTACTTTCCCTATAAAATTGCTTTGCTTTTTGAAGGCTGGAGAACTCCAGCCCGTCAACTATCCATTTATATACGCGTTTCATTGTATTTGCAAATTTAAGTTGTTAAAATTCAAATGTTTCTTATAAATTGTTTGCAAGTTCGTGAATATCAACGCCTTCAAACACTCTATTATATTTATTTTCTTGCTTACATAACGTGTTCCATAAATTAGGCGTAGTTCCTTCTTGCTGGCAAAATTCGTTTTTGTCTAAAAATTCTTTTTTGTAAAGAATGTCCTGTAAAAACGAATAAAACATTTCTATTATTTCCTTTCTATCTTTGTCAGTAACGCCACAACAGAAATTTCGAAAACTATCGAACCAATCAAAAGATAATTTTTTGCCTTCATAACTCACCGTTACAATGTAGTGATTGTGATTTTCGGGTGATTTTTTATCCCATTTGCAAGCCTTCGTGTTTGACAGCAAGCAATTGATTTTAATTGCTTTACCTTCAAATAAAATAGAAGTTCCTTTGCTATCGCCGTTATCCGTTATTGCCGGCTGATCGTTAAATCTTTCGTTTTCGTCTTTTTCAATCAATTTATAAACATTACAATAGCCCAAACCGGTAACAATTAAAAACTTTTCGCCTTCATTTTCGAAAGTATAGATTTTACTTTCTTCGAACCAAATTTCATAACTTTCGCCTAAAAAGTTGGTAAAACGTGCTTTTGCTTCTAATTGATATTCTTTTTCAAATAGATATTCTGGATTTAAATAAGTTGTTGAAAAACTACCTTTACAAAATTCTATAGCTTTGTTTAGGTTGGTTCTTAATCCTGTTTCAAAACCGCCTAAACGAATAACGAATTTTACGTTATTGATTAATTCTTGTGCCTGGTTTGCGTTGATTCTTGTTGCTTTCATGATCTTTATTTGTTTATGTTATTATTAGTTCTTTTCTTTGATACAAATGTAACACTTTAATGTTACATACCAAAGGTTTTATAGTTAAGAAAGGTTAATTTGATGATTTTTCTTTGTTTTGTTTGTTACTTATATCAAAATTAAGGCGGAGCGAAAGCGCATACAGCGCGGGCGGAACCTTAATTTTAAAACAAATAGTTATAACCCAATACCAATAAATAAAACCTTATTTAGAATGAATCTAAATAGCATGATACACAATTATTTGAATATCAACAAATTACACAAATACCTATCAAAATAAAAGAAAAAGAATAGAAAAAAGCATGTCGAAAAACCTATAACTAAAAGTTATAACGAATAGGAAAAAGAGAAAAGAAGGAAATCAAAGGAATGTAAATATGAAAATGTTAGGTAGGTAGGTGTAAAATGTGATTTGTGGGTATATGTGATTATCTTTTGTAAAGGACTTTTGTGTATGTTATGTATGTGTTTTTATGTCTTTAGATTTATGTATGTGAGATTATCCCGCCCTGCCTGCCGTCACCCTCCCCCCCCCAATCCTTTCCCTCCTATCCTTCTATTATCCTACCTTTTCCATTATTCAAGCGGTGTTCGGAGTGTTTGCTATTTTGTTTCTTTCCTACTTTTCGCTTCTATTCTTATAGTTGTCGATCACCTTCTATATCTATTTTTATACTCTATACATTGCCTTTCTTTTTTACGGGAGTTATATATCTATTGTTTTTAAAAATGGCTCTATGGTGCTGCAACGCACCATATACGACCCATTTTTGAGAGCTATACTAATACCAAAATGTACCTATTTTCACCTGTAAAACTTCAATACTTTTCATTTTTGACACTAAAATAGAGTAAATCACTTATTGTATAATTTTTAATCACTCTAAAAAATCGAGTTTTTAGATTAAAAATAGATAACTTGCTAAAAATCAATATTTTAAATGAATTAATTTTTCGATTACGCCCTATAGGCAAAAAGAGTTTAACTTATTGTACTTTTTACAATAAAAATAGGGATATTTTAAGCTGAAACCTTTCAAATTTGACACAAATAACCCTATTTTGATATAATAGGGCATTACCTGTATACACGAGTATCATATATAGCTTCGTATGCATTTATATCTTCTTTTGCTCTGGATATATCCTTATATTTCGTTTTTCTATGTATATAGATATATCTATATACATAGAATTTTCATTTTGGCACAAGCACTCCTATACCTTTTATCCTTGTACATGGAGTATGTAAGTAGGTGGCACTCCCTCTATATCCTTTTTGCTTCTCCTTTTTTCCCGTTCCTGTGATCCAATTCCATAATATCAAATAATCGTTTTTAAGGCTTTATTTCCTTTTGGGTGGTATTGGTGTATCATTTTGAAAAGAAAGTGCCTGAAACGGGCTTAAAAATAGGTTATCCGGGGGTATTTTGTTTACCCAGGGTATCTTTAGGGACTGTTTGAGGACTCTCCATATAAAGCCTGCGTGTCTAACATGACAGTGGACAAAATTCCTAATTACATTCCATTTGGCAAAAATTTTACAGACATACTTTTATTTATCTATTTAAATTTCAATCAATTATAAATATTATCAAAAAAAGAAGTATGACAGGGAGGGTATTTATTCTCCTATACAATAGATAACATGTTCAGTTATGCTACCCTCATATATAGAAATTTTGAAAATCTCTTTTATATGAGGCTTCCTTCCTTTTTTTTCTTTTTAGCCGGTTTTTTATTGAGAAAGGGGTAGGGTATTTCTTTTCTTTCCTATGGGTTTGACTTTCCTGTTTTTCTTTGTTGGTATGTACGAGAATATGGATTTGGACTTCTATTGGCGATTTTTGGTGGGTTGGTCTATCCTATTTTCTTTCGGAAGGGGAATCCTTACGGATTCTTCATCCCTTCCGAGAGACAATCGCTTTGCTCAATTCATAAAATCTTCCTATTTTGACAAAATGATATAGAAATAATAATTTTCTCTATCAAAATGATAATAAGAAAATCGGGTTTTCAAAACTTTTTCCGATATAAGGGGTTGGACAAAATTGGAAAATTTTAAATTCTTGATTTTCAGACTTATGTGATTTTTGATAGGTCTTACTCACCCTATTTTTCGGCTATTTTTGAATTTTGACTATTTGTAAAGTAAACAAAGACTGTTCCTATTAAAATGATACAAACAAAAGTTCAAAAACAGGCTAAAATGTAATAGTTTATTGTTACAAAATAGGGTAAATCTCCTACTACAAATACGTCTGGATTGCTATAAATTACACCTAAATGAATGGAATTTTGCCTTCTGGAAAGGTGATTTCTTCTATTTAACCTTCTGTAACAAATTTCCTACCAAAATGTAACTATTTACTATTACTTTTTCAGATTGGTTTTAACAATTGAGGTAAAATGAGACAAGAAAATGGTGATTGGACTTATTGTATATTTTTACAATAAGGTGTAAAAATGACGTTTTGGTAAGTTTTTGAGTTAAATGATTAAATATCAATGATTTATTAATTTTGAAAATCCGACTTCCCTTATAGGCGAAAATGAATTTACTTATTGTATATTTTTGACTCAAAATAGAGTGATTTTAAGGTCTAAAATATGGATTTTTGATTTTAACATTTGGGTAGGAGAGAGGGAGAGAGTATTTATAAGTAACAAACTTTTTATGGATTTGTCACAATATAATATGTCAAACAGTATTTTTAGACTAAAATGTAACATTATATTGTGACAAATTGAGTGATTTTTCATTTTCATTTTGAAATATATTCTTTCAAGAACTTGTTCACGAGGTACACTTGACCTTTTCCGGTTACAAGAGGTGTGCTTACCGTAATCAGATCACCGTTCGGTTTTGTAATCGTTCTTTTCTTGATCTCGAACATCCCTGCTTCTACCCATCTTTGCATTGGTTGATTATAGTATTCTCCTTTTGTTCCAAGATATCCGCGTTTGCGGAGCCACTTAAACATCCGGTTCTGCCCTACCTCCATTCCATTTTGGCAGATAATCTTTGCAAGCTCGGCAACAAGACAGGAACGTTTGGATTCGGTTACAGCCATTGCGAAAATTACTTTAGGTGCATCTTCTTCTATTTGGTTTTCCAGATTTTTGTTTTCTTCGGCAAGCTGTTTAGCTTGTTCCTTTAGAGCCTGTCTTTCTTTTTCTTCTTGAATCCATGCTTCGGCACGCTGAATAGGATTCTCTATTTGATAGGACGGTAAATTGTAGCTTCCGGTTTTCCTAATAGCAGGCAACACTTCGGAAGTTACCCACCTTTTAAAACTCTTTGCAGATTCTAATTTACTGCCGAAAATCAAAGAGTAAAGTCCGCTTTCGTTTATCAAAGTTGTTTGTTGTGTAAAACCTTGACTATCAGGGACGCCCTGTTTTAAGGCGTCCTCACTATCAACATGTTGCAAAATTGCGTTTCTGGTGTTAGAATAGCCCAAAACAGATGCAACGTCTTTTCCTACAAAGTAGGGTTCGCCATTTACTAACATTGTTCTTACTTCCCCAAATTCTTCGTTTTTGAAAATCTTTAACTCGCTCATAACTTTTGTATTTTAATTGTTTGTGTAGGCAAAAGGAAAACGGCTTTGCCTTTCCCGGTTGCAAATCATATCAAGAAGTACAATAGGCTTCTTTAATATTGGGGAGGCGAAAGCCGTTTAAATATGAATAGAATGGTTGTTGGTTTTCTATATTTACGAAACCTACTATACTTACATTGATATGATTTGCACTGCAAATATAGTAAAGTTTTTATTTCTGAATTTAGGTTTTCACCAAAAAGATGGGAAACCGTTAATCCAATTTTCCTTCGGTAAGTTTACATTCTTTGTCTATTTATTATTGCTCCACTTCGCATTATCCGGCATTATATCTCTAAAGCATTCAGGTATTTCACCTTGATGTCACCAATCGTTAGATATCACCTTTTCTCCAGAGTTTTTAATAGCTTCCATCATTCTACCACCAAAACCCATAAACCGTCTTGTCATGTTATTTGTATTAGGAACGAATGGGTTGGCAATGTACGACGTTCCATCTATAATTAGCCAATTGGGATCATTTTTGTGTTGTTCATACATTCTTATCCAAAATGCACAATGGTAACAAACACCATCTCTTTCCATGATTGAACGAATATCACATTTGACAAAATGTTCCGGATTCATATCATGGATTTTATTTTGTCCCGATCCATCTTCTTGTCCGCACTTAGGACATGTCTTCGTTTCCATATTCATTCTTTTGTTTTTTACCTTATTCTTCCCATTCTATTTTTACTGTTTTGTAATACAAACGACTTGACTTTTCACCTGATTCCATCCTATCCTTTGCTTCTTTTTCAGATTCAAAAAGATTAAATCCCGGGAACAGTAGTCCATCTTTATCTTTGTACAAGTTTATCCATCTCTTTTGTTTTGCAGATTTCATGAAAAGATCACACAGACATTCCCTTCCATCGTTACTATATCTTCCCATATTGTCATAAGAGAAAATAGTTTCATTGCCAGCATCTTTTACTAAGGCCACAATAGGATGTTGCCCTTCCCTATCGAAACACAAGATTCTTGCCTCATACCCATCTCTTGTACATACCGGATGTCCGGCTTTCGCTTTTTCTAAATCAAATTCTTTCATTTCAAAATTTCATTTTTTCGAGTTTAGCAATCTGTTTTTTCAAAGATTTGATCTTCTTAAGTCTCATCTCTTCTGCCTTCTTCAAGGCTTCTTCTTTGGTGTGAACATAATCCCTGTTTAACCATATAAAACCAATCCAATCTTTTACCATAGCATACTCTTCATGAATACCTTGTTCTATTTTAGCATCTACCTCTATAATGCCTTTTGCCAAGGCGTATTTGAATATAAAAATTTTCTTTTCCATTTTTATTCTGTTTATTTTAAATGTTTTAATCTTTTAATGGCATCTTTTCTGGAATATGCCATTACTTTTATTCCTTTTATACAAAACTCTTTTTCCTGTTTCTTTTTCTCTGGCCTCCGGTAATTGGGGTTCATTCCGCTACCCGTTTTAAATGGATATGTACTTCCATTTACACCCAATGTGGACATCATTAACATAGCTGTCAGCATTCCTCTTTTCATGACTTGTTTTTATTATTTGTTTTTTACATATCCATTCTTAACACACCACACCAACATTTCATAGGCAGCCTCAATAATATCTTCTTTTTCGAAGATACTAAGAATAGACCGGGTATAGGTATCTTCATAAGAAATACTTACACCATTGACATGTTTCCTAATAGTCAGCACATTATTGTCTATAGAGCCAGGGAGAATGTCTATAATATCTTGCAAAGTGAAAGTGGGAATTACCTCATGAGCAGTAAACCCTACACCCATAAATTCTTTTTGCAGGCTTAAAAACCAATTACCTTTAGAAGAATCGTTTATCCTACTTCCATGTGATCTTCTTACCCAATATATGTTGGATTTGCTTGTATCAACACCCAACTCTTTAAGGCGTTGCATTTGGTCGATTGATAAAACTTGATTTTCCATGATTCAACCCTCCATAAGACCTAACAAGTCGTTTAAATATGCCCATTGTATTGTTTCACTGAAACGATACAGAATACACCCTGGACGGGACGATATAAAAACTTGATCTTCTTGAAGGATACCCATCAGTTTCCCTTTCTCATGAATACAAACAATAAACTCACCAACTTTAGGCTTTACTTTTTTATCGTACCATACATAATCTATAAACCAACCAACACCCTCTCTAAAAGCACCTGCAACACTGCTTAGATTTATATTGTTTTGGAAATTCCCTTCTATCAATTCTATCTCTCGTTTATATTCAAAAGATGCTTTTATTATATCTTCTCTTTTCATACCCATTTCACTAATTCAATTGTAAATTGTCCAAACGGTATATATTCTCTCAATTTAGATATTGTTCCATCCTTCTTTGCTTTCATAAGAATAGGAACAACTTCATTGCTTACAATTTCATATCCAGTTACATAAGCAAATTTCTTTTCTTCTGGAACTATTCTTATTCTATTATTAACAAGATCTCGGACTTCGTGAGCAGGAATAGTCAAACAAATTTTACTCCCAACAGGGAACTTTTGATTAGATGATATGTATTCTTTCTTTAATCTTATCATCTTTTGTTTCCAATTATCAATCTCGAATTGAATTTCCGCTTTTCGTGTTTTAAAATATGATTTATCCATGATGCTCAGTTATTTTAGTTATTAGTTAAATACAACTTATTCGATATGTATGTTCATCAACCATATCATTACCGATAATCTCAGTTAGTTCAAAGAATCTTGTAGCTGGACAAACATGACCTTCAATCTCTATACAAAGACCGTCACTTGGTATATAGGCACAACCTACATTATCATTCCAGTTTATATGCTTTTGGGCTACTTTAGCTACTTTATCGCAAGCTGATAAGTATTCAGCATATTTACTATTTGCTCTTTTAATTTTCCTGAATAATGTATTGTTCATATCATTCTCTTATTACTAAGTACACAGTTCCCACTAATTTACCATATTTCTCTACAGTATCTATTATATTGGACATATCACCGTCAGTAGTGTTAGCCAAAGTAAAAGCTGCCACTATCTTTCCATATATCTCATCAGAAACAAGGTAAACCCTATCATTAACCATTATATGTTTCATGACATTAATCCTTTTCTCTTATAGTTGCTATGATAATAATTTCAATAGCAAGAACGGTCATACCAACCCAAAAATGAAATTCAAATCCAATTGCAAATAGCGATACGAATAACAACGCAATCCCGCATCTTCCCAAAAATTTATTCAAATTTGTCATAGCTTTTCTTCGTATTGTTTGTGATGAACTTTTTCTCTATCCGTATAGTAGTCTCTTTCGATCAAATCCATAAGTTCCGACATACTTTCCGAATTGTCGTCAGAAGATTTACCTTTAAAGAAATATCGCATATATTCTGCAAGCTCTTTTGTAGCTTCATGAAATGCTTTTTCTTTAGTTTTCCATTCATTGGTAGGAACAAAGCCTCTTTCTTTAAAATGAAGCAAATACAAGTCCAGATAATATACAGACAAATCAGCCATATTGAGAGAAAGATTGAGTGTCTTTGCTGCCCAAGAAACAAGTGATTTTTCTAAATTTTGTTCTTGATAATAGAATTTGTCTTTAGATTTCAGATAATCCAGTTCTTCTTGCAGGCGTATTCTTTTTTGATTCAGAAAAGAAATTTTTGCCCAATTCCTTGTACTTCTTGCTTTACTGATTTCTCTTTGAACTTCCCTTAATTCAATAGAGACTTCTGTTTTTGTTCTGTCTTTCGTTTCCATATTTTGAGATGATTAGATTATTCTACATCAAAGATTTGATCTAATGAGGCAAGCTCCTTTTTCAAATCTTCTTCATTACTAAATCTGACCTTTATGTTGCCAAAAGAAGTTTTGAATAAGATATAATATACTTTTTCGTCAGGACGGGAAACAAACTTATATTCCCGGAACATGGTCTTTTTGATATAGCTGTTCCCTACTTTTACAAAATTCGGGAATGTTGTTATCAAGCATTCTTTCGAAGAAATCATTTCTTTATTGTCCTTGAAAGGAATAATTTCTTCTTTTCCTCTGATTTTTATAGAAAGATAGGGTGAAGTATTTGCTGTTTGTTCTTGAAATTTGAAGCAAGAAACAGCTTGTTTGGGTAGTCTTCTATTTTGTAAGATAAAATAAGCCATTGCGACACAGTTTAAAAATGAGATAAAACCCGGCGGGAGTCGATCTTTGCGGGAAGACGATGAACTATCCCGCCGGGAAACTTAAAAAATATAATCCAACGTTTCCATATAGGTAACTATATACCAGTTTATACCGATATAATTTGACGTTTCACAGTTCCGACCAATGTCGGCAACTCCGCGTCCTCTGCCCGGTTTACCACCGGTGAAATATTTTCTTGGCTTAGAAGATTCTGTTTTTCTAAGCCAAATTTTTTAATGTTTTGTGCTGCAAGCAAATCTCTATCATTTTCAGAGCCACAACAAGGACATATCCACTTTCTATCTGAAAGTTTTAAATCTTTATTGATATGTCCACAAGAACACATTTTTGAAGAAGGTTCAAATCTTCCTATTCTAATAAGATTTACTCCGTTCCATTCTGCTTTATATTGTAGCATTCTAAAAAAATCATTCCAAGCAACAGAAGAAATACCTTTTGCAAGACAATGATTTTTCAACATCCCTTCTACATTCAAATCTTCAATAATAACAGTTTGGTTCTCACTGATTATTCTTTTAGAAACTTTATGCAGAAAATCTTGTCTACGGTTTCTTATTCTTTTATGACAAATAGCAACAGCCAATTTTGCCTTTTTGTATCTGTTACTCCCTTTCTTTTTTCTTGAAAGTCTTCTTTGCAAACAAGCTAATCTTTTAGAAGATTTTTCAAGATATTTTGGATTTTGAAAAACTTGTCCATTCGACAAAACAGCAAAATCTTTTAAACCAACATCTATTCCAACAGAAGTAGAAGGTGTAATAGGATTCTTTTCGGGTAAAGAATTTCCATCTTCCACTAATACACTTACATAATATTTACCAGTAGAAGATTTTGAAACTGTTATTGTTCCTATTTTCCCTTCAAAAGAACGGTTTTTGTAAAACTTTATCCAACCTAAAATCGGAATTTTGATTTTACTGTTTTCAAAATCAATCTTAACAGAGTTGATATTTTTGAAAGTTGACTTGTCACGATGTTTAGGTTACATTTACATTCCCATTTTCATCTTTGTTATTGTTGTACCAATCAAGGCTTTTGATTCGGACAACATCACCTTCTTTAAAATTCGTTTCCATACCTTTTGTTTTTAATATTGTTTGTTACTATAAATAAATCAATTATTTTCATCTTCAAATAAGTCTTTTGGAGATACATCAAGAATATCTGCTATTTCCTTTAACCGATTCATGGTAGGGTTCCCATTTAGACATCTATAAAGAGATTGTCTTGTTACTCCCAATTTTTCTGACATCTGGGTTACGGAAATACCTTTTTCTTGCATGATCTCTTTGATTTTTAGTCCATTTTTCTGCATTAAGTTTAAAATCCATTTTCTTTATTCTGCCGCAAATGTAACACTTTAATGTTACATGACAAAATATAATGTTACATTTTTATCGAAATTCAATCAAAAATTTTTAGTGTAAAAATAACACTAACAAGAACAACTGCGATAGGAACAATGATTATCTCATTGTCGAGGGTACATATCTTTGCAAATCCATCTATTGCAAGGTACGCCATTACCGACTTAATTAATCTGCTTTCTTCTTTTCCATCTTTTCTCATGTCGGTGCAAAGATATATGTAACAGTATAATGTTACAACACTATTAACATTTGTTAAAGTATTTGTTTTTAAATAGGAGAGGACTTACTTTTGAAAACAAAAAGTATAGCTATGGCAACATATCAAGAAAGGCTGGAAGCAGCTAAAACAAAACTGCAAAAAATTTACCCAGACGCAACAATAGAACAGACTATTGATGATAACGGAAACGCTATCTGGAGAACAAACGTGCCGGGAGTGAAAATCATCGAAAGCATGAATGTAAATGCTTTGGAAATCGTAGTAGAAAATCTTCGACAGGCTTATAGAGCTAAGTTGGGAGTGAAAAGAAATTAACAATTGAATGATTTGATACTTTATCATTGGCGATAAATAGTAAATGATTGAAAGGTGTGCTTGTGAAAGTGCACCTTTTCTTCTATCTTTGACACGGTTAATTAACTCAAAATAAATATCATCATGAACAGAATTTTATTGACATTGACTTTTTTGTTCTCCTGCATTGCTTGCGTTTTTGCACAAGGAGAGTTGCCGGAAGAAACAGTTGACTATGCGGCTAATTTTGCAACATTCGCAGGTGTGGTAGGTGTTACAACAGTTGTAACGGAGTTCATCAAGAAACTATTCAAAACAGAACCGTCAGAATGGGTTCAAAGAATTATCTCTTGGGTAATCGGCATCGGACTTGGTATGTTCGCTTGGGGTTTCCATTTGGGTATGTTTGAAGGATTGGATTGGTGGCAAGCATTATTATGGGGATTTGGAGCCGGATTAGCCAGTAACGGATTTTGGGACACTGGACTTATTGAATGGTTGTTTGGATTATTCACTAAAAAGAAAGCAGCATAATCTTCTTCATACTTTGTGTTTTGGGCGCGGTGGGCAAGAACTTCCGCGCCATTTTTATAAATCACCTACATTGAATATATACAGCTTATGACAATCGAAGAAAAATATTCAAAGCTAAAAGACATCTTCTTTAAAGACTTTATTGTCGCTACAGAAGAAACTACTTGCAGAGGAACGAATATCCCTGCCAGCAAAAGAGTGAAAAGTCCGAACACAGGACTAAAAATCCTATATTGGGGTGATGGAACTATCAACATGGCGGAATACCTTCACTACCTTTTGATGGAATCGTTACTGGGAGACAAGACTTGCAACAACAAAATACTCTGGTGCTTGAAATCCCTCCAGAGGTTGTCAACGAGTGCCTACGAGGATGAAAAGATGAAGAATCCAAAAGTGTATTTTGTACGCGAAAAAGGGTTTTTCCTTCGAGACGATATTTCATCCTCTTCCTGTGGTCTTTTTGATGCCATAAAAATAGAAAGCGGTTATTCCAATGGGATTGAACTTGAAAACGAAGATCCATGCTTTTCCCCTTTCGTATCACAAGATCAGATTTGGAACTTGTTGCCCTCTCTTTCTCTTTTAATAGACGTTTTTAAAGGACAAGAAATAGGAAATCTGGCAAAAGAAATACTGCATGATATTCTTTCCTATGTTTCCGATCATGGACACACCATTTACAATCCCTATTTCAGTGCGCTAAAGCATTTTTGGACTTACCTTCCATCCATGAATACAGAAAAGCTGAAACCTTGGGACAGAGTAGAGGATAGGAACAATCATTTGAAATACACTGTAAAGGTAAAAAGAGGTGCGAACAACTGGTATTTTGCTTATGGATTTAGAAAAACCCTCAAAAAGTACATGCCGGAAGCAAAATTGAACGGATTTATGACCTTTTTGTATGGTGTCTGGTACATTCCCTTCATTTTCCTTGCTGATAGGGTGTATTTTCCTATTGTAACACGATTTGGAGTGAAAAGAAAGGACAATTCCTATTACTGCATGTCATCTGCTGGTGATGTTTGGTATGCTGGTAGAAAAAGCTACCTTAAAAGAGTGTGCAAAAAGTTCAATGAAGACAAGGAATACACTTTTCCTGCACTTGCAGAGTGTCTAAAACAGGAAAAGTGGCAATATATTGACATAGAAGCATTGGAAAAATGGCTTAATGACTATGAATTTGATGAAAATTCGTTGGAATCGCCCATTAAATTCCTAACTTTGTATTGTTACTTGAAGTTAGTCCAATCGCTTACTTAAAACAATCATTTTTTATGCTTTTCCTCCCGTTCTTCTTTATTGAGGGGCGGGAGTTTTTGTTTCCATTAACAAGAGTGTAACACTAAAATGTTACATTTTAAAGTAATTTAACTCCATAGACTGCATTTTGTACAAAAACGATATTACTTTTGCAGCACAATCAAGTAACAACAATAAAAATAACGAATCATGAAACCTTTCAATTTAGAAGAAGCAAAAGCAGGCAAACCCGTCTGCACAAGAGGTGGTAGAAGAGTGGAAATCATTTCCTTTGAAAATCCGGGTAACAACTATCCTATTTTGGCAAAAGTATTTTTCAGTAAAAATGATTATGAAAAATTTACCTTTACAGAAAGTGGAACGTTTTTCGTTGCCGATAAAGAATCTGAAGCAGATTTAATGATGGTAGAAGATGAAACAGAAATAGAAATTCCTTCACTCTGGACACAATCTTGCACAGAAGAAAACACAACGATCAATTACATAATTAAAAACTAAAAAAGTATGGAAACGAAAATGACGGAAAGACAAGCATTGCTTTATGAAGCAAGAAAGAAAAAGCCGTTCCGGGCTTTTATCATGACCTGTATGTGGGGTGGATTTGGACTTTATTACACTGGTAAACCTATTATCGCATCCATCCTGACCATTTGTACACTGTACAACATTTTAGGAGCTGTAGTGACCTTATTTAAGGTCGATCTGGTAAACTGCGTCGAACACCTACTCTGGTTTACCGGATTTTGGATTTTCTCAATCCTAATAGCAGTTCCTTTGGCAGAGGACACAAACAACAATATTAAATGTGAAATCATCAAAAACAACAAGTAATATGAAAAGAGTAATTTTTATTAGTGTATTTCTTACACTTATTTCGATGTGTGGATGTAAACAGGAAGCCTCTAAAGAATCAGAAATTTCTAAAGAGCAAGAAACTCCCAAAGAATTGAACACCTATCAAATTATGGATATTCAATTTAAAATATTGGATGCTTCTTCTAAAGATTTTTTAGTTGAAGAAGCCGATAAATTCATTCCAAAAGAAGACTGTAGTGAAAGGGTCGTTATAGAGACTGAAGAAAAAGCCGTAAAATATAACCTCAATACCGGTTATCAGATAAGCGTAAACGAAGTTTTTGATGAAAAATTAGGGATAGTTCCTTATACAAGTCTCGAAGCAAAGTTCGATATTTATGATATGAAAGATACAAAAGCCTTTATAGATGGGATTCTGGATTATCTAAAAGAAAAGAAAGGGTTAAAGAAAGAAGGAATATCCGATGCTGTAGATAAACCAGATTATAAACTTATTGCCCTTATTTGGGACGGTGGATTCAGTTCAATTGAAATGAAACAAAACGGAACAATTGGGTTCGACCTTATCTTTATCAACTATTACGATATGAACAAACAGAAAAAATAGGAGATATGGAAAGAAAAGTAAAATACTTTATAAGCAAAAGAAGAAGATTACTATACCTATATTATGAATGGGACGGAGATGTTTTGAAAGCATTTCTGTCAAACTTCTTTCTGCGAGGTATGGATGTGGAAGTCATTCCCAAAGAGCAAAACAAATCAAATGAAGATTTATTGATGGTAGGGTTTGCTCCAGGAAAGAGATTCCTATTAAGAATAGGTGATGGTATTCTACGTGATCCTAATTGGAGAGCTGCTAGACGAATGAGAAGAGAATATGGCAGGGATCAAAATCCTTTTCCCGGTCTTGTGGAAGTAACAGACGAAGAAAAGATACGATACATAGAAGAACAAAAAGAAAAAGGAATTATCAAATTCGACGAATCATTTGTAGAATCTTTACTACCTTTGGGCAAAAGAGTAGAAAACGAAACAAAAGACCAAGAATTTTAATCATGGTATATGTATAAGATTAAGTTCTGATCATCAAAAAGGGTAGGAACTATTGAAAAATACCTTCCTACCCAAAATTCAAAAACTGACATAGTGTATTAAATCATAATTTTCACCAAAGCCTCAACAGTTTCTTCAAAATTCTTATTTTACTATTCGATGGGTGGGTAGCAGTCATTTGATTTGCTACCCATTTTTCTTTATCTCCACTACCTCTTTTTGACAAGCTTCACACCCCATTTCAAGAACCCCACACCCCCTACGGGGGTTCTTTGTCGATTTAGAAAATCTCTTCATTTTCACTCGTTTACACTACGTTCAATGCCGGATTTTCCCGACATAATTAACATGATTATATATATACATACTTTTAAAAAAGTAGTATATAATAATCCTTGGAAAATCGAAAATTCGGGAATAGGAGTATTCCCTCATTATTTCGAATTTTCCGATTTGCTGAACAAATTTCTCTTTTAGTAGGAATACTCCTATTAAGAAAGAAAAAGAAGTGAAAAGAAAAGAATAAAAACAGGATTACTCCTATTAAAGAAAAGAGGGAAAGGAAAACACGCGCATACGCGCTTGAATGGGAAAATCGGAAAACAAGACTTAGGGATGGAGGGTGGGAAGGAAACCCTACGGGCGCGCGCGAGACGGGTGCTGTGGCGATGCGCCCTGTGGTGTTTTTTTCGCGCCGTTCTTTGTTTTTGTCGGTTTTTTGTTGTACCTTTGTGGCAAAAGTGATATATTTTTATATTCTATAAATGAAACGGGAAACTACGTTGCGAAACGTAGTTTTTTTTATGTTAGTTTGCTTGTTATTGTTTTTTTTGCTTTCTTTGTACTGTGAGAATTAAAACGATTTGATAACAACCATTAAAAATTCCATTTATGGACTATAAAAATATAGCAGCCTTTTTGATTCGTTCTGATTTAGAACGGCAGTTACTACTAAATGAGAGTGAAGGTAAATTTTCGGGCAGAAGAAGGTTTACCAAAAAAGGAAAAGAGGTCACTCCTAAGAGAAAAACCAAAGGTATTACTTCAAAGATTTTTTATTCAAAAAAATCTCTTTTGTCTTTTCTAAAAGATGCAATAGGATGTGAATCTGAAAATCAAGCATTGACGATATTTAATAAGTATGCTGGTGGCATGAAGATTGAACATAAGGTGGAAAAATTTTTTGATCCTTCTTGTGGAAGGATGAAGGTTATTACTTCCTATCGTTTCGTGATAAAAGATAAATCCTTCTATTCTAAAGATATGAATTTAATTCCTGCTTGCCTTTTGCGTCCCTTTAAGGCATTTAAAGATACTCAAAGATTTAATAATCGAGAATTAAGACTTGGTTTTAATGAACGTGTTCTTTCGGTCTATCTTGAACTAAAAAGAAGAATTATTTATCATGTGTGGTTGTCTGAAAAGAAAAACGATCCTTCTCTCAAATGGAAACCTTCTTTGTTTTTTAGTCAAAAGACTATTGCACGAGAACTTGGTTGGACGATAGATCAAGTCAGATATAGCATGAAAAAGCTGAAATTCTATTTTGGAAGGGATTTTTTTAGAGAGCCTACAAAAAAAGAATCAGATTCCCGTAAAATAAAAGGTTGCTGGAATTTTCAGATCAATCTTCCTCCTATGCGTAAATGGAATGCTATTGTTGCTAAGAAAATTATTATGTACACAAAAAACGTAGGGGATTCTGCTCTAAAAAAGCGTTTCCCTCTTGAAACCTATCGTTATCTTGTTTATGCACAACGTAGGACAAAACGGTATGATTGTTATGCAGAAAATTTTATGAATAACAGCAATAAAGAATATGAGCGATTATGTAGTCTTGCGAGCACAATAAGGTCTTATTTACAGGAAAAGAAGGAAGTTGCTGCCGACTTTTTAAAATCTCTTATATTTGACAAACGTCCGCTTACTTATAGAAAGCGTGTACCTCAACCTATTGTCAGAAATTATTATCGAAAACTTTATAAAGCAGCTTGACTATGAATAAGATTATGATTATATCTGCTGGAAGTATTCATACTTTTGATAAAATAAAAGAGGCTGCCGAATACAAATTTAAGTTTTTGTGTCATTATAAGTCAGATAGAGAGGTAAAGGATGAGTATTTTGGCATTAGGATTAGTTTTGAGAGAAATCCAGTGTTGTGGTATAGACAAAGGAGGGGTAATCTTAGCCCTGTTGTTATAGAGGAAATACTAATGAATTTAACTATAGCTGGAATAAACATTTCCGATTATTTTTCGTCAGCACAACAGGATAAATATAAAGCAGGCTTTTGTGGTGAAAGATGTTACAAAGCTATTTTTAAAAGATTAAGAAAGGATATGGCAATAAAGAGTAAGAAAATTGAAATGGCGAAAACGCCATCTTTTTTAAGGAGGGTGTAAAATGGCAAATAAATCACTTAACATCGAAAACAAACTTTCTATGACGGAAGAAGAAAAGAAAAGCGTATTGGCTTTCTACAACGTTTCAGAAGAACAAAAGAAAGCGATCATAGAGAGTTATAACGGTAACCCGGAAGGATATAAGGCTTCTATCCAAAAGATGTCGGAAACTGAACGTGAAGTATCTCTATTGATAGCTTCTGCATGTGGGATAGATATTAAAGGACTTTGACATGGATGATATAGAAAGAAAGATAAAAGAATATGGTTTTTCGGAAGATTTGTCTAATAAAGTTAGGCATTCCGTTTCTGTATTAAGAAAGAGCGAGGAATTTGCTTTGAGGTTTTATAACAAAGGATTCTATCTCGCTTTTAGTGGTGGTAAGGATTCACAGGCATTGTACCATGTGGCAAAGTTAGCTGGAGTAAAGTTTGAAGCTCATATGAATATGACTACCGTTGATCCTGCACCGGTTGTATCTTTCGTAAAAAGAGAATATCCAGATGTTGTAAGACATATACCGGAAATGAATTTCTTTGATCTTATTTTAAAGAAAAAGAAATTGCCTTCAAGAACACACAGATTTTGTTGTGATGTTTTAAAAGAAGGCGGAGGAGGTGGTACGGTTACTTTGGTTGGAATAAGAGCGGAGGAATCTGTTAGAAGGGCGAAAAGAAGTGAGATAGGAACAAGCAAGAAAAAATACAATCTTTCTTTTGATCAGTGGGATGAACACAAGGAACAAATGGTATCTTGTGTAGGTGGAAAAGACAAGATTATTGTTTCTCCTATTCTTTCTTGGACGGAAGATAATGTTTGGGAGTTCTTAAATAAAATGGGAATAAAACATTGTGATTTGTATGATAAGGGAGAAAAAAGAATAGGCTGTATTCTATGCCCTATGTCTAATGTAAGAGAAATGCTTACTTATCCATTTAAATATCCACATCAAACAAAGCGTTTGCTTGAAGTTATTGAGATATTATATAAAGAAGGGTCGTTCTTTAATAAGTATAAGGAGTTTACGCCAAAATTGATATTGGCTTGGTATTTATCCAAAAGAACTGTTGAAGATTTTAAAGGATTGATTTTAAGAATACAGAAAGGAACTTTTAAACCAGATGAAGAGAATAAAGAGCTATGGGACAAGTTTATAGATTATTTTGATTTGAAAAACATTAATTTGTAACAATATTTAACATCAAAAATTGCAATTATTGAATACAAAAGTTGTATGTTTGCAGTCGAGATGAGATAGCTTAAAAAGTTGAAGTTTGGGAAGTGATTCGCGATAGCTTCCCTTCTTCTTTTTGAAGGCTATGTGAGGTTGATGGGAAATGACTTTAGGGTGTTTCCCAAAATTAAGGAGTTAATGCTACATCTTCGGATGTGAAGTATGGAAGTGCCGGCTCCCCTATAGAAGTATAAACCGATACGATAAGTCCTGAAACACTGGCATTAAGGCTTCCTATAGGATGTCGTGAGATAATGGTTTCTCGTGAGAAAGGCTTCTTTTGAAGTAACACTGTTCACCGCGTCTTTGAACGTAGCTGTAAGCTCCTTCTTTTAAAGGCTCTGCCGTTACCTTTGATCCCTGTGCGGAGGGAGATCGGCACTTGTAAGCGATACAAGTACGGTTGCCGCACCAACATAGAAAGTATTGCTTACAAGTTTTTCTTTATAAAACACTCTTTTATAGGAAAAAAGTTTTACTTTTGTATGTGTTGAATTATAAACAATTACATCCATGAGTGTACAAGAATTTCCTATAAACGAATTTTTAAGCCTTGCAGAAAAGAACAACTGGGAGGTTTATACGTTGGAACAAGTGAAAAACTTTGCTTCTGACGTTGTAAAAAGCATTGATCCTACCGAACGGGAACACGGGGCTATTGATTTTGTGTCCCTGAATCGTGTTGTTGTGGTTGACGAAAACTTCAACAAATCTGTTGTATATTATAGAGAGCCGCAGATTGAGTGGAAAGATGCCGATCAAGAAACAATTGAAAAAGCCGGAGCAACCGGACTTCCTGTAAAAAACAAAATAGGTTTCTATAAAGATACTCCTGAGAACAGAAGAAAAGGAATTGTGGGTATGCCTTACAAAAAAGATTCTGACTACAAGAAAAAGAAGGAGGAATCGGAATCCGACAAAAAAGACTGATTAGAGGATTGATGATGGAGAACAGAAGATTATATCATTTCAAATCTTATTTAGGTAGCTTCTGCTATCCTATACTGATCGCTTTACCTTTATCTCCTATTGTGGACTGGATAGAAAAATACATATTCAAAGATTGGGAGTTTTTGAAATTCCTTGTTGTCCTTATTATTGTGGACACTCTTATTAGTTGGGTATTCCATTTGAAGCAAAAAGACTTTTCATCGAAAGGTTTTGGAATGATCCTGACTAAAATTTTTGTATATGGGTGTTTGCTTATTGTAGCTCATGTTTTGGGAGAATACACTATAGACGGACAAACAACCACAACTTTCACATGGTTTCGATCTCTTATGAGTACAGCATTAATAGTAAGGGAATCTATCTCTATAGTGGAAAATTCAGGTAAGATAAATCCCAACCTTGTTCCTGTGTGGGTGAGAAAATATTTAAGGGAATTTGACGAAAATGGATTTTTAAGAAAGCCCGGAGGAAAAACGGGTGATTCCGAAAAAGATACAATCTAAATTTTTATACAAATGAGACTATACAGATTTACTGATACAGATAAGAAGATTGACGTAGTGGTCGTTACGGACGGCTCTTGTGAACAGAAAAGAGTGCTTATCACGGAATCACCTCGCGGTGTTGTAACTCCCGGTTCTGTCAACGCTACAGAAGATGAAAAGAAGGGAAGTGATGCTTTTCTTGCTTTGGGTTGGAATTGGAATGTAGGCGAAACTGTTCAGCACGAAGAATTGGTTGCGTTTGCGGAAGATCATGCGCTTACTTTGTCGATCGAACCTCAAGGGCTGAACGAAGTTGTTTCCGTAAAGGCTTCTTGGAATAGTAGCAATGTTTGTGTTTTGGAAATTGCTACGACTGTTCCAGCGGAGAAAGAAGTGGAAATTTATTTTCCCAATACAGTAACATTAAAGGATTCAGTAGGACGTTACGGAACAATCCGGGGAGACAAGAAAACTCTTGTTTCGAAAGTAAACGGTCGTACACCTATGGAATTTTCCTTAGCTGATCTTGGCTTGTCCAAAAAGGAAGATTTGAATCTTGTTGTTATGTCTGATGATGGTGTTCAGAAGTTCGAAGTAGTGGCTCATTAATTTTAGAAGCTATGTTAAGACTTCTTTTTACGACAAAGGATTTAAGCAAGCAAATGACTGTCATAACTGATGGAATTGACAATCAGATGAATGTTTTTGTAACAGAAAATACGGTAGGTGACGTTGAATATTACAAGTCTCTTGGTATTGTGATTGATGCTGGTGTTACTTACAATATCGGTAAGTTCAAAGAATGGTGTCTTGCTAATGGATTGGGACTTATCGGTTATCCTGAAGGGCTGGAAGAAGAAAAGATCAATTATGTAAACGTTCTTGATAGAACGGAATATACGTTTACATTGCAGACAAAATCTCTTTCTTTCGTTAATACGGGTGAAAGCAAGAATTTTGTTGTTACTTCCAGTAAGCAGGAATATCGGGACGGTGCGCCTTACGGAAAGCCTATAGCCGTTGCTATTCAGATTAAAATTTCCGGTACAGGTTTTTCGGGTAATGCGGGAATAAGTCAAATTTCTGCTACAGA